ATTATTCACCTCATATATATATTATAGCACTTTAAGTAAAAAATAAACTGTTTTTCAATCTTAATATTCCCTAAAACTATTTACATATTACTTAAATAGGAATATAATTATATTATAAGGTGTATGAAAGAGAGTGGTTAAATGTATGAATTACCAGAAACAATTAAATCAATTGATTTAGTGGAAATTATTAATGACTATAGGGAAATGGAAGGGAAAACAAAATTACTTCATAAAAATTTTATGGCTAAAATTAAAAATGAAGTTGAAACATTGAAAACACTAGGTTTAGACAACGAGCTAAATTTTAAGCCCGTTGAATATGTAGATAAAAAAGGTGAAAAAAGACCATGTTATGAACTTAGTAAAGATGCAATGTTTGAAATGTTAGTTTCAGAATCTGTGCTTGTAAGATACAAAACAATACAATATGTTAATAAATTACAAGATAGATTAGAAGAGTATAAAAAAGAAATAACTAAAAAGTTAACTGGAGCTGTTCCATCAGAAAACATTAAATTACTAGAATATGATTCATTGACTATAGAAAAAGTATTACAAATATTAAAATCATCATTATCTGATGGATTTATAGCCAATAAAGGTGAATATACTGCTATATTAAAAGAAGTAGTATATAAACAATTATCTGCTAATGGATTAAATAAAAGCAAGTTTAATAGATTTTTACGTGATAACAATTTAGTTAAAATATCTAAGAATGGTGGACTTGCATATTATCAAATTAGAATAGATGGTAAAAATTCATGGCATTATTTTGTAAGAACTAAAACATTGAAATAATAACAATGGAGGAATTAAAAAATGATTAAGAATTATGTAGAAAAAGATGATATATTTGAAGCAATACAATGGGACGGAAATAATTTACAAGAAATATTAGATTTCTGCAATATAGCATCTTCTAGTGAAGATAGAAGTACATTATATTTTAAAACAAATTACTTTGATGAATCTAAAAAACAAATAATAAAAGGAAATGTCAAAGTGGAAATTGGAGAATACATTTATAAATATGCACCAAGTGGAATGAAAAAAATGTGCTTTAAAATGAGCAAAGAAGAATTTGAAAAAGACAATATTATAGTTAAGCCAATTTATTAAAAAAGAAATTTAAACACTTTGAATATAAAAATGATGAACGATATTTATAGACCTATAGGAGATTTTTATTTATAAATTTAAGAGTAGCTAATCTACTCTTTTTATTTTGCGTAAAAATAAGACTAGAATATTATCTCCTAGTCTTACATTAAATATACAGAGCAAATAAATACTATTGCCATTAACTGTATAAAATAATCTTCTCCACCTCTAGTTTTTATTTTCTTTAGTCCATAATATTTTCGACTCCAAGGATAAAGATATGGTGTTCCCATCTTGGTAAAGCTATCAGCTATTAAATGTAATCCATAATTAATAAACCACACTAAAGCAATATTAAAATTAAATATACTTATAAAAGCTGTACTTATAGTTAAAAATAATAATGAATGAGTTATAGTTCTATGTTTTAATCCTAAATAAAAGTCCCAATCTGGAACAACACTTCCTAATACTCCTATGGCACTTACTGGCTCTTTTAATATTATTGGAATTGTAGCTGCTAATCCTAACGCTACATGAGTTCTTTTCATCATAAGATCACCTACTTAAATTATATGTATTATTTATTTTTAACTTTTAAAAATTTTCTATTCAAAAAAGAAAGCTAAAACATTTCTGTAATAGCTCTCTAAAAATATAATTCAATTATACTAATAATATATTTAAATCATTAGTTATTTCTGTTATTTCTTCATTTAATTCATTTAAATAAGTTTTAATAACAGAAAGTATCTCATTGTTCTCTACTAATCCTAAATCAAATGTACAGTAGAAATTTAAGTCTATTAAATATAAATGTTTTATATTTAATGAAACTAAATATTCTCCTTTTTTGATTATAGTTTGTGATCTATTAATAGATGTAAAAATTATTGTTCCTGATTTTATTCCATTCATTTGTTAATCTCCTTTTTATGAAATAATTTTTTGTACTATAGCTAAATCTCTTTTACTTATATCTGTAGCTTTCAAAGCAGTATAAATGAAATGTATGTCGTTTTTAAACTTCTTATGTGGATATTGTTTAACACTTTGACTTAAGTACTCTCTAACAGCTTTTATTTGTTCTCTAGTAAGTTCTTTAGAATTAAACTTATCGTGAAAATTCTTATATACATAGTTATAAGTTTCCTCTACTTTTAATGATCTTATCTTTTTAGAGTTCATTTGCTCTACCACCATTTCTGCTGAAATATTTTTAACTGGTAGTACTCTTAATTTTAATGTTCCCCAGCTTGTGAATAATTTTATTGCTATTGGCAATATTAATAATATGATTATTGTTGACATAATGTCACCCTCCTCTTTTAGTTTTGCATATCGCTTAAGCGTTTGTTGTGCGTGATTTTTTTCTTAAGTAATATGTAATCTAAAGTGTAGGATAAAATGTTGTGTTAGCTATAGGGTTAGTTGTAGGGGAATATATGTGTCCCCTATAAACTAACTTTTTTAATTGTTGTGATTACTATATTCGACTAACTCAATAAAATAGAGAGTATGCTGTAATAAATAAAATTTAAAATAAAAAGGAATGCAGATTATTGTAGTGTAAATCTGTATATATTACATCAAAGTTGGACGAGTTATATCTAACATCATTTAGGCTTGGACGAGATATTATGACAATAGGAAAAGTTCCATAGCATTGTTTTTGAAGTGTTCCTTCTCTATATAATTTCTCATAAAGTTGCATTTTTATATTAGAAGTGTAATGAGTGTAGTCTACTTCTAATATAATAAAGTATAAGTTATTTTCTAAAGTGAACTCTATATAGGCATCTGGTCTAATGAGTCTTTTTAAATATTGAGGTTGGAGTTTTATTTGGCGTATTTCTCCACCTCTTTTCTTTACTACCTTTAGAAAGTCATATACCAACAGCTCATGGTCCTTTAATTTCTTTTCTTGATAATAAATCTTTTCTCTTGAAAATTGACTTATATAACTCTTTAATAGTTCCATATCTTCTAACTGTTTAAGCCTTCTTCTACAACTCTCATAAGTTCCATTAAAGAATAATTCTGTTGCTTGTGGCACGCTTATAGCTTTATAATCTTCTATCCATTTTAAAACTTGTCTATCCCTCTCTGTTAGCATTCTTTATTTCCTCCAAACTTATTACACCTTTTCTTTTCCTTTTCTCTTGTACAGGCTTAATATCTTCTATAGGTACATCTATAATAGTTGGAGCTTCTATCATTAGTATTTGTCCATTTTCCTTTTTTACATTTAATATTTGTTGCTTTTCTTCTTTGGTTGGAATCCTAATTTCAGAAACATATTTATTTAATATAACAAAATCATCATCTATATAAGGCACTTTAATATTTATTTCACCATTAGATCCACAAACAATGCACTCACCTTTTTTTAACTTCATAGCATTATTAGAATTAATTACATTTTGAGAATCTATAATAGAATTTTGATGAAATGTAATTCTAGTCATTTGTGATTTTACATCTGTATTTAAATTAGTTGCTGTAGTCCTTTGTAATGCTCCAATTAAATGTACACCTACACTTCGCCCTGCTTTAACTACTTGCCACAATTCTTCCCATACTGGCAATTCCATTAGTTCTGACATTTCTTCACAGATTAAGATTACTCTTTTCATTTTTTTACTTTTAAAATGTTTATTCCATTGATTTATATTTCTTATACCATGTGCTTTAAACAGATTACTTCTATCATCTATTTTCTTTTTAACCTTATTTATTGCTATCAATAATTCGTTGCAATTATAAGCTACCATTTTTACTGGCAAACAATCTTCAAATGAACTTATCTCTCCCTTTATTAGTTGAGTAAGATATAATTCTATATTCTTAGAGCTGTTATATATTAAGTTTGTTAATATACTTGATAATAACATTGATTTTCCATAACCTGTTGCTCCTGCTATTAATAACATTGGATGTTCATCTAAATTTAAAAAATATGGTTGTCCTTTATAATCTCTTCCTATATAAAGTTGATTTTCTCTACATTTAACTGGTTCAAAATAGAACTTAGCAATATCTTTATTAATCGCATATAGCCTTATATCATTATTAAATTTATCTTTTTCTATATTAATTATTGAATTTAAATTGCATTCCAGTATATTTAATTTACTTTCTAAATGTTCTATACTTAAGCCTTTAACATTGTTCAAATGAGCTATATATCCATAATTGGTTGTTTCAAGCTTATATATACTAAATGTTTCATCTTGCCTGTTTCTAATTCCTGTAGCATTCATTATTTCATTAAAATCATTCTTAAATTTTCTTTCATCTGCTGTATTTAAATAGTTATACATATAAGTACCTGCTATAGCTAAACCTAATTCAACAAACATTAACTTTTCGCCTTCTTGCTAATTGCTGTTGTTATAACCATTAATATTGTTCCTCCGTATAATATAAAACCTTCAAACGTACCGAAACCAAATGCTGAACCTAGGACTTTACAATTGCTATAAATGTAATTAAATAGTCTAATATCTAAATCAAACATATCTATTCTCCTTTCTTAAATATTTTTCCGGATAATATATTTCCCCCAAAGTTTGTTTAATTTCATCTCCTCTGTCCTCCATCTCAAACAATCTTTTATATAATTCTAATTCTTTTTTAGAAGTAGTTTTAAAACTAATCCTTATTACTAAAGCTTGGCTCATTTTTAAACTCCTTTTTGTTAATTCTATACTCTATACTATGCAGAAACTTTATTAAACTTTCCTAAAATTTAATAAAATATAAAAAAATAAGAGTAGGTTTATTCCCTACTCTTAAGCATTTTTTCATATATTAACTGTTTTAGATAAGAACTTTTGCCAATTACCTTACTATTTTTTGCTAAAAAACTGTACAATTCCATATCCAGTTCATTTTCCTTGTTAAATGTAGCTTCTGCTTTTTCATATTCATACTTTCCAACCTTTTTAGTCACCAAACCACCTCTATAATAATTTTACTATATTTTGTAAATAATATCCACATAGTATATATTTTACAATTTAGTTTTATTAATATATAATGGTAATAATTAGGCTAGACTGGTGGTGATTTTTAAATGTTATACCTTTTAGGAGCTGTTATAGCAATACTTTTGTTTTTCTTGTTCAGTGGACAAGTTAATTACTTTCTTAATTCAAACTATGTTATTCCAACAATAATAATTATTATTTCTATAATTTTAATAAAGTTTATAATTGTAAATCCCATAATAAATGCCCTACATAATAATAAAAGGAAAAATAAAAAAGTTAAAAGGTGGTAAAAGATATGAGAAAAATATTAATGAAAATTTTTAGTATGCTATTTATAAGTTGTACGTTATTTTCAACTAATGCTTTTGCTGGAACTTGGACACCACATGAAGGATATAATGGTGTTGCTGTATCATGGGAATATTATAACGATGATGGTAGTATGCCTATAGAATGGAAATATATCGATGGATATTGGTATTACTTTGAAGATGGGATTACAAGAACAGCACCTCTAAAGGAGAATGGAAAATGCTATTATTTTAATAGTGATGCTCAATTACTTACTAATCAATATGTTAAAGTTGGTAGCGGTAAATATGGTTTTTGGTATTGGGCAGATAGTTCTGGTGCTATTAATTATGATTATAGTTGGTTACCTGAAAATTTATCTTAAAACTAAAGCAGTAAGTAAGATTAATTCTTTACCTACTGCTTTTATTAATGCATATTATCACTAGTTTTGGTCAATGATTTTAATATAAGAGAAATATAACTTTAAATCTCCTGTTATCTTTTTCTTTGTAATTTCCTCTTAAGATTATATCGCATATAAAAATAAGGGCAATACATAGATATTTCTCTACATACTGCCCTTAAGTAGTTTATATTACAAAATAGTATTCTCTAGCTACTGTTTAATCTTTTCTAAAAACATTGTATCTCTTTATATAGTAAGCTATAATTAAATTATAAATCATCATTCAAAAGGAGGTACTATTTATGTTTAAAGAAATGAAAAAGTTATTAAATTATCATTTTGAAAAAATGCAAACTTTTAATAAAGAAAATGAAATTAATAAATTAAATATAGCTGAAAAAAATGATTCTTTTTCTAAAGTTTTAAATAATAAAATAGCATCTTCTGAATCTAGAATATCAGAACTTAGAAAATCTATTCAAAATACAAAGCTATAGGCATAACTATCTTCATATTTTCATTAAACCCAAGAAAGTTTATATATAGTTCTTTAAATGTCTGCTCTAGAATTGTATTTATTTCTCCAAAAGCAGTTTCTCTTTCATTTTCCTTATTCATGGAATTTTTCAATGTACTTGTAAGTTTACCCAATATCTTTATTTTGCCAGAATAATTAAATTTTATTTGATTTAAAGATTCTCTTAAGTATTTATTTGTTATAGGAATTAAGAAATTTTCACAAATTATAAATTCTGAATATGGTATCATACTACCTATAATTTTAAATATTTTTTTATATCCTAAAAATTCATTACATGAATTTTTTTTTATTGTTTCTATTTGTTTTTCTTTAGTTTTTTTAACATTGGAACTCATATTAGTTGCATTTGCTTCAAATTCATTTCTTAAATCTCCAATAGTCGTTTCACCCATAAAATCAATAAACTCATCTGTAAAAATATTAGTTAAATATTCTAAATCTCTAATTGCAAAATTGTTATTAATCTCTAAGTAATCGCCTATTTTGCATTCTGATATATTATTTATTAATTTTTCTTTTTTTAAATATGATACAAGTAAATCAAATGCATTATCATGTAATATTTTTTCAATTAACTCTTTACCAATTTCTGTTTGAGATAATGTATTAGTAGTACTTAATGAATCTTTATCTTCTGATAGTGTAAAATTTAAAAGTGGTTTAAATCCTATTTCAGTTTTAAAACTTCCTTTGTTAGGCTGAGAAGTTTCCATTTTCGTTGTTGCTACTTCATCTGCTGTTTCAGCAACTGTTGATTTTAAAAGTCCTCCGTTTATTTGTGATAGATAAGAATTTAGTGTATCTGTATCTAAATATACAAAATGTCTCATAATATCCTCCATTATAATATTAAATTTAACTAAATAAATGATATAATAAAGTTATATTAAACGAACTCTATTATATCTAAGAACTCATTATTGATTGGTAGTCGCATGAGTTCTTTTTTATTGGTTATATTTACATAATACTACAAATTGTACAGGTTTTCCATAAGAAGAAAAAGGGTAGCAAATAAGATTTCTCCTATCTGCTACCCTTCGTTTTCTAATTTTATGTGTAATTTAGCCACATATATTATATACTATTTCATAGAATAAAACCAACTGCCTAAAATATTGACTTCTATACGACAACTTACACGACACTAGAACCTGTGTCATACTATTAATATATCTATTTTGCAATTAATTGTTCCTTAATATTAATTATTCTATATATTCCCTGTATAATCTCCATTTAAAAACATAGCTGCTTCTTTAGTTCTACGTCTGTAAAGTCCTTCTATTCTTTTACCGCCCCCATTACTCCATGCTTGAAAGTTAGATGTAATTGTATTTTTATCTCTTATGCCACTACATACATTTCTATATAGTGTTGAACCTAAAAGACCACTAGTTCCACAATTATATGCAAATGAAACCAAAGCATCAAATTCATTTTGCTTTAATGTAATACCTTTAGAATTTAAGTCTTTCTTTATTGGTGGAGCATATTTATTTTCAATTAGATCTTTTAGCATACTTGTTGCATGTTCCTCTGTTACATATTCCAACCCTTCTATTTCTTTTCCTGTCATTCCATAACCTAATGTTCTAACTCCTACACAATCTATATAAGGTTTAGAAAAGTAACCTTCCCAAGACTTTATAAAATCTATACACTTTTCTGATACTAAATATCCTTTTTCTATCCATGCACCTTTACAATCAAAACTATATTCTTTACCATCAATTATTTTAGTAGAGTTACCAAACATCTCACCCTTAAATCCATTGCCTATAGGATTTAGATAATACCACTTATTTTTATCTTTTAACCACCCTGTTTTCATAGCTCCATTAGAATCTAAGTAATACCATCTTCCATCTTTATCTTTTGCCCATCCAGTCTGCATTATACCTTCATCATTTAAATAGTACCATTTTCCATTATCTTCATACCAACCTTTTGTGACTTTTCCATCTGTACCTTCAACACACCATTTCCAATTAGACATTTATACATTCCTCCTTCTATTTATATAACAAAAAAGGTAGCTAAAAACGCTACCTCTATTATTCATTATTTTTTCTATCCTTGCTAAAATAAAAAGCTATAATCATAGTATATATAGTTATAAACTCTGTTGTAAGCTTATTAGTACAAGCAAGAATTGCAAACACAATAGTCATAATAACTGCTATTAACCACCTTGCACTAGTGACTTTATTTAGTAATCTGTCCATATAAATCACTCCTATTTTTCAATTTTACTTTTAATTTCTTTTACATCTTCCTTTATATCCTCAACAACATTAAACTTTTGAGCTAAAGTATCTAATAAATCTTGATATCTATTTTCTCTATTTCCTGTTGTCTTTAGAACATATAATAGTAGAAAAACAAATAATGCATATCCTAATCCCTGACTTAAGGCCATTTTCATTATTTCATCCATAACAGACTCCTTCCTTAATTTTATATACGAAAAAGACACCTACATTACATAAGTGCCTTTAATAAACTTTATTTTTTAATTTTATTCCACTACAAGAACTGGTATTTTTATTATAACTTTTCCTAATGGGGGAATATCTCCAACATTAACTATAATACTTTTAGATGTTGAATTTGAATCAATTGTCCCTTGAGTTGTTATTACTTCACTAGGTATAAATTGAATATGGTTGGGCGCACTATCATTGATTACTACCTCTTTAGCTGTTTTATCACTTGTGTTAGTAACTTCTATTGTATATGTAAAATTATCTCCTACATACACAGAATCTACATCTGCTGTTTTTACAACTTTTAATTGTGCTTCTGCAACTCCCTTAAATATTATAGATACTTGACCACTAGCATTATTAGTATTATCTCCTTTGGCATAAGCAGTGTTAATTATATACTCTTGTTCCGGATCTGTTGGTTTAGGTTCAGTATCTTCTTTTGTAACTGTAACTATACAATCAGCTTTTATATCTGTTCCCTTAATTTGTGCTGTTATTGTTGCTTGTCCTTCTTTTATAGCTTTAACATTACCATTAGAATCTACTGTTGCAATTGCGTCATCTGATGATGACCAGTCTATATCTACAGCTGATGGTGTAGTTGTTGCTATTAATTTCTTTGTGTTATTTTCTTTTAAGTTTAATGATGATTTATCTAATGATATAGTTGAAATATTTTCATTATAAAGTTTTAATACTTCATTTTCATCTATATCTACTGCATTTATTGTAAGATACTCATCAGTATTATTTACAAGTTCCAAACTGTGTTCTTTTTTATTTAAATCTAATTTTTCATAAACTAAAATATTTTCACTACTATTAGTACCATTATTTATAACATATTTATCTATTTTCTTTCCATCAATAATTATATCAACATCTTTAGACGTTGTTTGCCAATATCCACAAATTAATCTTAATTTATCACCCGTAAAATTAAATTTTATTTTAGATCCACTATAGTTATATCTTGAATGTAGAGTTTCTGCCCAGGTTGAACCATAATGCCATCCTTCGCCTATATAAGTTATTTGTTCATCTCCACATTTATACCTTTTCCATCCATCTTCTGGTTGAGTTAATTGTTGTCCAACTGTTGCCGCATTAGCTATAGTTCCATTTTTCATTATTCCTACACTCATAATGGTTAATACCATTACAAGCATTATAAGTATCTTTTTAAAACAATTTTTCATTGTATATTATTTCTCCCTTGTTTCCATTATTGAACGCGTTCATAAATTATTTTAACTTTATATATGGTAAAATCCAACAATAATCGTAATACAAATTCCCTTATATCTAAGAAATTTAGTAAATTTTTACTATTTAGAATATAGTTTCTTTTAACTCTTTGTTTTACAGGCAATAAAAAAGACACCTTAATAGCGCCAATCTATTGCCTACTATTTTATTTATCCTCTATTCCTATTGCGAACTAAATTACAGGTGTAATTAATACTGTAAATTCTGAATATTGCTCTGTAGTAATCTTATTTCCTGCAAGGAAAATATCCATAGTTTCTTGAATACTCTTAAACTCCTTAACTTCATTTTTAAACTCTGCATTAATTCTGTTCTTTAAAATTCTTCCTAATAATTCTTGCATTTTTGTCATTTTACATTCCTCCATTTTCTACAACTTTATTTTTTTCTGTTTCTAAAATAGTTTTTTCTACATTAGTAACAGTAGTTTCATCTGTATTATCTAAGTATGTTTTTATATCATCTACTCTTGTATTTTTATCTCTTACAATTACTTTACTGTTTTCTGTATCTACAGAAACTAATTCTTTACCGTTCTCTATATCTGCAACTAAACAATTATAATTATCTTCTATACTAGTTCCAGACGTAGAAAAAATAATTTTTCCCAAAGAATTATATATTACTAAAGTTTTCATTTTTTCTATTCCTCCTACTCTCCCCACGCATTAAATGGAAAATTTCCTGTACTTACACTGCTTGATATTGATAGAATCTTTTTTGTAGAATCATAATATATTCCACTTACAGAATTTGAAGATTGAAAAGGATAAAAGCTTCCTCCTACTTTTGTTATACATACATATGGATATTGTGAATATGATGAATTAGGTTGATCTACTGTTATTGATCCAGCATTAAAATTTAGAAATATTTCATCTCTAGTACCATTAGTATGATTTATAACTCCTTCCAAGAAATTTTTTCCACCCATACCTTGAATACTTATATTAGCTATTTTAGAAACTAAACTAGCCAAAGCTTCGTTTCCACTAGCACTTACACCTTTGCTATTAAGATTACTAGCTGTTGTATTCTTATCTGTTTGTATTCTATTTGCTATCTCTGCATGTGTATTGTTTCCTGTAATATTTCCTACCTTGCCAGCAATAGCATTTTTACCATTACTGGCAAATGTAAAAAGTTCTTGTATTCCTGATTGTACATTCTTTGCAGACATACCATTAATTGTTGCAAGATTAACCTTAGTTGCACTCAAGTCTATATTAGCTACTGTATTTTTTAAATCCTCTAACTCTGTCTTACTTGCCTTATTGTTCGCAATATCTTTCGATTGTTCAGCAAGCTCCGATAATTTTTTATCTATACTTTTATTAATTTCCTTCTGATTACCACCACTTATTACTATAAATGTTGTATTAGTGTTTTTGACTCCATAATCAAAAGTTAGATTACTTAATTCAACTGTAACATTAGCTGCATTTCCAATAGCAGCTTCTATATCATAACTCCAACTGAATGGCCCACTAGTTGCAGGTGCATAATAATCACCATATTTACCTGCTGTTCCGTAAGCATAGAGTACCTCTCCATCGTCAGGATCTTCAGCAAAAAGACCAATCTCACATATATATGTTGCTTCTATCATAGAACTATTGTCTATTTTCCCTGAAATTACAGCAATTTTCTGCTCTGTATTTGGAGTTATGCTTTGAATGCCAACATCAAATTTTGGCTCTATTAATGCTAATAATGTTGCTGGATTTCTTGAATCAATATCCCCTGATCCTACCATCATTTTAGTAAATTTTATTTCTTGTCCTGCTTGAGCTTTAACATATAGTAGCTGACCTTTTGTTGTTAAAGTCATATTATTAAATATTGCCATTTATTTCTTTACCTCCTTCACATTTTATTGTGCTAACATGAATACCTTGTATAGTCATATTTGAATAAAAATTCATCGATAATCGTTCAATTGGATCAAAAGTCATTTTTATTGTTGAATGCTGCTGAACAGATACAACTATCCCTGAATAAGTATTAAATGTTATAGGAGTTTTACCTACATAATTAATTCTTACACCTTCTGGCTTCGGAACTATATATCCATGTTGAATTAAATCTTGTCTTATTTGATTTACATATCCAGTAATATATGCTGTAAGGCTCATATCTTGATTATCTTGTATTTGAATACCTATGTCTTTGAATGTATTGTCCCAAATTTCATATGCAGAAGGTATTTGCCCATTCCACATGTTCATTGCAACTTTAGCTTTTAAAACTAACCTATAGGTATTATCATCCATAATAGGATCATGCCCATTTAAAGGTTGAAAAGTTAATGTTCTTTGCCTTCCAATTGTTTGTCCGAGCATATCCAATTGTTTACCTATAGCATTATCTAAATCAAAATCATTATCCATATTTTTAGTCATAACATAAGCATGATCTATAATAGTTAAACTACTACTTAACCATGCTATAAATTTAGACTTATCTCTATGTTGAGATGTCACATTATTTAAATATTTATCTATTGCCATAAAATCACCTCTAAGTCACATTTGCAGTAATATAATTAATATTACCTCTACAAACTTCATTAAAAGCTAATTTTATATCTGATGTTGTTTGTACTTCACCATGTTTTGATGCTGTGATTGAAGTTATTGAGAATAAAGGATTCATTAAATTAGGCATAGCTTGTAATGCTATACCCCACAATGATGATATAGCTAATTCACTTCCTATATCCATACTATTTAAATATATTTGTAGATTTTTTTTAATTGAATCTGTTGTAGCAGTCGTATATCCATTTAATGATTTTATATTTACTGTTACATCTATATCAATATATTTAGGTCTAAAATACCTTATTGAAGTAATTTGATGTTTAGAGTCTTCTATATCTATAATTACATCACCATTAGTGTAACAACCTGGCCCCTTATGAATCCATATAGCTTCAGCTATTTTTTTATCCTCTCCTCCCTCTACAACTACAGTAATAGAATGCGCTGGAAGACCTAATGCATTAACTTCATTAGTATCATTTTCATATACCTTTGATCTTGTCACATCATTTAATTTAGCTACAGCACCAGAAGTTCCTTCGAGCATGCTTTGTGATGGTTGGGCGGTACTGTCAGATTGTCTTTTCCTTAATTTTGTATCATCTTCTATACATGATCCTAACGTTCCATTTTTAGGATTATAAACTCCATTCCATCCATATGTTGGATTATAAATTCCAATTAACTCTCCAGGATTAGAAACAATTGGTCCTTCTATTTTACATATTGCTTTAACATTTATTTGTCCACTATCTGGTATTTTTACACTTAAGGGTAATTTCCATTTAATATTACCCTTATCAACAACTATACCATTTTTAATCTCTGTTCCTGGTAATCCACTTATAATAACATCACATTTACTATAGGTTGCTGCTTTTCTTTTTATTCCATTTATTTTTACAATAGAATCTAGTGCAGGACCTATTGCAGTATTAGGTGCTCTATTATTATAAACTTGTTGAGATATTTGAAATGCATCATATAATTTTTCAGATATAATAGCAATCCATTGATAATCTTGACTGTCTTCACCTAAGTATATATCTTGTCCAAATATATCTTGAGCATATTTAATCAATTCTTGTTTTATATCAATATAAGTAGGCATATGGAATCCACTTTCATCTATATAAGGACTAAAATAAGTCATTTAACTAACTCCTTTCTACATAGTAACATTATCCAATTCAACCCTTCCAAATTTAGAATTTACTACACATGAAAAAGAGTAATTTCTATTATCAAAATTACTCTTAAAATTATCTATTGAAATCACATTTTGAGTATTCATTATCCTTTGTTTTATTAATGAATCTATTATATAAAGATTATCAGCTGTTCCATTAACACCCAAAATTTTTTGGTACAATGGTAAGCCTTCAGACGTGTTTTCCCACCACTCACCTTTTAATAGTTTTAATCTAGTTTTTATAGCTTGTGCTACTGCATAAGTACCATATGTGAAATTTTGTTGACCTTTTCCAAATTGGTAGTCACCATTAACATCTAATATTCTATATCTCATTATTTCCTCCAATCGGCATTGATGTTGTTGTATCACCTACATTATGTTTGTGATTAGCAAAATTAATTCCATTAATATTTACGCTTTCTGAAGTAATATTAATAGAATCATCTTTTAATTCAATCATTGAAGTGCCTTTTTCATTTCTAAGTTGACATGAATCCATAGAATAATTTTCTAATACTCTAGGTTGTGACCATACACCTAATATTGCAAATCCATCTGATAGATCATGCCTTCTTTTTTCTTGCTGATTTTGTATTCCTCCAAGTTCCCACCATGAATCTATGCACATATCACCAAAGATAACTAAACATTCATCTCCTTTATTTATTGGCATAGTTAAACAATATCCTCCTGATCTAGGAACGACTATTGGCACATCTAAAAGCATAGGAATATCCATCCATTGTTTGTTATATTCACAGTCTGATACATGTTCTCTTAAGGCTAATTGTACTGTTACAGTTTGCTCTTTTTTATCAAAACCTTGTATTATTCCAGGACATGCTACTTTCAGATTACTTTTCCATCCATCACCCATGTTTCTATACATTTCACTTTTTGAATTGCTTATTTCACTAATAGTTCTCATATAATCACCCCTAATTTGATACAGCTGCCATTGCTCCACCTAATTGATCTATAGTATCAAAATTTAAATACCAATCATTCCCTCGTGTATCACCTATATACTTAATTTTAATAACTCTATATATTCCATCCTTATCAAGTGACCTAAATAATCCTTGTGAAGCTTCATCATTATTTGTATTATCATTTGAACTGCAATTAGGTATTTGACCACCATCTGCATCTATTAAACATTTAGGTCTACCAAATTCAGGTTCACCATATAATGCATGATAAGCTACTTGATCAGCAGGTTCTTTCCCATCTCTGCCTCTTGCTGCATATAAATATCCATCACCAGCATAAATTGCTATATGATGACATGCATTACCTTTTCCCCAAAAAACTAAATCTCCTGGTAATGCTTCTGATTGAGATATAAATTTACCTCCATCATTTGCTACTTGATTATATTGAGGACCAGTTATATCTGTAATTGATAAACCAGCAATTTCATAACAATGTTTAGCAAAGCTAGAACAATCCCAATATTTAATACCCCCAACAGTTTGTCCTCTATATTCTTGGCTATATTGAACATTAGGATCATCGCATATTTGTTTAGCTTCAGCAATTATTTTATTTCTTATTCCTGTTACACTATTGGTTGATACTCCGCCAACTGGACTAACATTAGAACCACTAATATCAATTCTTTTAGCTCTAACTAACGAATTATCTACGTGTATTAATGAATTTAATTTTATTTGTGGATTCAATAAACATTTCCCACTTATCCCATAATCACTCTGTTCAGGAGTTCCAACAAGTCCACTTTTAGGACTTAAATCAAATATTTCGCCTTCTGGTAGATCTCCCATGCTTATTAAATTTAAGCTCCCATCATCCATATAAAATTGCAGATCATTACTTTTAGCAATTTGTCTATAATAATCACTAGCTTTTCCAAATACAACCTTACCTCTTGAAAGTTTTTGTCCATTTAAATTTTCTGATATACTTCCTAAATTAATAGGGTTACTTGCAGTATTTGACATATGATTTACTATATCTCTTTGTGTTTGTCCCCTAACAATAGAAAAATTAACTATATCAAAGTTTATTGCTCTATCACTATCTAAAGCTATTATTTCTAGTTTGCAAGTTGTTCCATCATCTCTGCTATTAATACATTGAATAATATCTCCATCAAATATTAAGCCAAATTGAGAACCTTCATAACCAGCTTCTACTGTTATTCGCTTACCACTAGCTATTATTGCATTTTCAGTTTTAACATTTAAATTGTATACAGTAATAATTGATAAATTTGGCTCCATCTGAATAGTTTTAGTTATATCAAATAAACAATGTAATTTAGATATGTCTAAAGCATTTCCTTGATAATCAGATACAGTTATTCTATATCTTCTACCAAATAAGGAATCTCCTTCTTTTTCGCTTCCTTTTACAATCTCATAATTAGTAGATTCTATTGTAATCATTTCAGATTGGCTATTTGCACTATCACCACCAGTATAAGTACCAGTATCATATTGAATTAAATTATTATCTTTTATTATTTGCATTATGTTGCTAACATAATTAGAATTTTCAGCATATCCAGCTGCTTTAATAGATTTTATTTGATCTTGTGGAGCTTTTGCATTAAAGACTCCTGCATCTGTGTATATAGAATTATTCTTCAAAAAATAAGCATGGTCTTGAACTGAATCACTCCATGATTCATAATGCCTATATATACCTTGCCTATCTCCATCAGTAGGCTTTGAGCCTTGTGTTATATTTAAACTTGGGTCTTTTGCCCCTGCATATTTTATACCAAATAAATTTTTGTCTGTTTTAGCTAGTGAGCTTTTACCCCATCCACTCTCTTCTATCGCTTGTGCTATAGTAACAGATGCAAAAATTCCATATTTACTATATCCCTTTTGTGCACCTGGTATTATAAAATTTAAAAAGTCTTGATTACTCATTTGTATCACTCCATAAAAGAATAAATTTATCACCTAAATTATATTCATCAGGTCTAGTAGAACTTATATTATTGTCAACTTTTACAATATAGGCTGAACCTATATTCAAATATGAATGTTGTTCTAATAAATTACATCCACAAACTAAAGGAATTGAATTTACTAATTGTTTTTTATCTGAATTAGATATATCCATTTCCCAACATTTTTGTTCAGTATTATATCTAAGAAAAAACATTAATTTAATCTTTTTTCCGTCTATCGGTATAGTACTCGTAAAAGTTTGATTAGGAGATGTTGTTAATGGTATTATATACACTCATATTCCCCCTTATCTCAATATACTTGAAAATAAACTTTCATCAGCTTTTTGTGCTTTTTGATCTCCCTCATTTGTTTGCTCTGATTTTTGAGGTCTTTCTGAGATTTTAACAGTAGTAACATTAACTACAAATATTTCTTTTAATGTTATTGTTGCTTTAAGTCCATATGCGGTATTTTTATCATCTGGCACACTTATAGTCTCTATAAGCATGTTATTATACGTCCATAATCTTGTAACTATATTGATAGGGATTCTTTCTTCTTGAAGCCGTCTAAGCATTTTATAAGCACTTACTGATCTTGAATTATCTGCATTAAATTTATCAAATCCTGATATATCATTCATAACATCACTCATACCTATTTCAAATGTTACTTGTTGTGGCTCCATATATGCATGATCTGATATACTAGCCCCATCTTGTATTGGATGTTCTGTTATTGCCAAACTGCTTTCATGATTTATATTTAAATATGCATCAAAGATAAATTTACCTAAACTTGTATCTATATAAGTCTTAACTACTTGATCTGCCATTTTTAGAACACTCCTTGAAAACTTCGTGTTGTTATTCCTGCTAAATTCTTATTTACTGCATTAGCAGTTGATTTAGATTCATTTCCATAAACATTAATAACATTTGAATTACTTACCTTATTATTACTATTTTTAGTTTCAACGCTGCTACTAGATGTATTATTAGAAGTAACATAGCTTGCACTTGTATTAACTTTATCTTCACCTTTAACAAAATCTTTTACTTTAGAACTAGCATTGGAAACAAAATCTTTCGCTGATTCCATCTTATCTCCAGCCCATTCTTTTACTTTTTCCCAAGTTTCTTTTGCTTTATTTTTTATTTTTTCAAATGTTTCCTTCGCTTTTTCCCAGTATTTATCCCAAGGTAATAAAGATAATCCGCCTGTGAGAATAGCTTTTATAGTAGTAATAATACCTTTAATTACCTTACCAGCATCTTTGGCTTTTCCTACAATCTTATCAATAAAGCTTCCAATCAATGATTTTCCACCTCTAAAATAAGAAAATAAATCATCTATAATTCCAATTACTATTAAAATTGGATTGGTAATAAGCAAAATTAAACCTATTATTATCTTTATTGCTTTTTTAACTGGCTCTGGAGCTTTCTCAAATGCACCAAATAGTTTTCCTATTAAACCAAATATTGCTCTTATAGGTGATGTTAATTTCCATATTATACTTATAATCTTTCCTATTATTAATAAAATACGTGCTAGAACTCCTATTACAGTTCCCACTACTTTGCCTATCTGCGGTATATGCTCAACTAACCAATCATTAAATTCATGCACATTACTTTTTATTTTTGATAAAGGTCCTGCACAATATTTCAGAATATAATTTCCTATCCATTGAAAAGCCAAGGTTCCTAATTGCTTTAATCTTTTAAATTCTAAACTTATTCCCTGAATCACTTTAAGATTATCATTATATTCTTTGGGCAATTTTAAGTCTTTTGAATCTTTTCTAAGTTGATTAAATTGATTTAGCATCGTTGGACTTATCCAAAGGTCATTTAAATCAGCACCTAATGTACTTAAAGCCATATCAACTTCTTTAGCATTTTCTTTGGTTGTCCAAAGTTGCCTACTTAGTTTTTCAAATTTAATATCTTGTTGAGCTAAATCTCCTAAATAAGATATTATTTTTTTAGTTGATACTGCCAAAGCTACCATAGAAGCAATAACTATACCAATAGATGATGCACTTACATTAGAAAAATTTAATATAGATTTTGCACCATTTTTACTTAAAGATGCAGCTGAATTTTCAACTACTTGAAAGTTGTCAGCTGCATTTTTTTTTAAATCTTTTAAATTTTTTTTAGCATTAACTATATTTTTATCTTCAGGTTTAAAACACCATTCTTTGCAATCATGACTTTTCCCTTTTTTATCTTTAAAAGCATCCTTATTTTTATTAATACTTTTATCCTTTTCTTTAGATAACTCTACTTTAGTAGTTATTTTTTCTTTAGATAAATCATCGTACATTTTTTTAACTAAACATATATCCTTTATAAGGTTTTTAAATGGTCCTTGCATTCCAGGAAACATTTTACCTAAAGTAGATCCTGATGAATTTATCAATGAAAAAAGACTTTTCATTGAATCATTTGTCTTTGAAAAGCCTTTGTTACTATTATCATTAAATTTTCCTATTTTATCTTCTACTTTTGTCATTGATTGTTTAGCATTTTCTAAAGATTCTGAATCTACATTAAATCCAATTCCAACAAGATATTGTTTTATTAAATCAAGTGACAATATCTACACCTCCTTTTTTGAGGACTCGTACGCTCTAATTTCATTTTCATTAGATACCTCCATAAGTTCATGTATATCTAATAAATCATCAAGATTATATGTTCCATCCCATAATTCATGGTGTTTCCAATATTTAGCTTGAACTGGAGCATATAAAAAAGCATTTATATTTTTGTATTTAGCTTGGATAAATTCACTCCCTCGATTATCGAAGTCAAGGGACTTCCTGCGAAAAAACCCATTAAATTAAATGCTAACGATTGAATTGTTAAGTTCATAACTAATCCTGTATCATTTTCTATGTCTAATACCCCCCATTCATTATTTTTATTTAATACTGATTGAAGTCCTGCTGGTAGAATTTCATATATAACTTTTAAACAATTATCTTGTATATATCTAAATTCCTCTTCTGGTAATTCAAAAATCGGATTTAGCATTTGAGTTAAATTCAAATCTTTTAAATTATTTATACTTAAATTTTCAGGATCTAATTTATCTAAATTGATGTTTTCAAGTATAGATGGTAATATCTTCATTATTTTAAATAACATAAACGATCCTGTTCTTGCATCTAATTTTTTTAATCTAAAATTACGTCCATTAATTTCTATATCTTTATTATTTTTTGGCATTTCCATTGTTTATCCCTCCATTAAACCTCTGTTATTTCTGCAGCCATTAGATTCCATGTTACTGATTGTCCTTGTGCTTGATATCCTCTATCTGCAAGTTTCTGTGGAGATACGCCTGTACATGTAGTTATATCTCCCAAATTATTTGATTTTATAGTAATATTCATTTTAGCCCATTCTGAAGTAGGTCCTATTTTAACATAGTTGTACCATTTTAATAAATATTTATGAAATTCAGATGTTTGCTGCATAGTTAATGCTACATTTCCATTTGAACCTGGTATTTTACTAATCATTACAGTTCCGTCTGCTGCTACATCATGCACTGTATCATCATTTGCTTTTGAAACACTAACTGTTCCCACCCCAGCACCAGTTGATGATGCTGCTCCAACTCCGTTATGAGCACATGAAACTGTTACATCTTCAAAACTATAAGTCTTAAACATATATTTCAACTCCTATCTATTAACATATAATTTTATTCCTACTGATTCTATTGCTCCAGCACATTTTATTAATATATAAATTGGCGGTGCTTTTCTTGCTTCTCTATCAGCTTGCGATTGATTATCCACGCTATCGGATAATATCATATAACCTCTTGGTAATGTATCTCCTGTATTAACGCTTAAAATGCTTGCTGTATTCCAAACTCCTGGTGCGATAAATCCTATTTCTCTTGCTTTTTCAAGTGGCTCTGTAATCGCATTTAACAATGAATCCATTCCTGCATCAGTCTGTGCTATTTTTGAAGTTCTTGCTAAAGCTTCTACTACAGATGTTTGAATACTATTAGTAAGCATATCTAAATTAAGAATTTCATCAAATTTGCTTCCATCAGCAGATACCCCCATTTCAAATAAGTTATATACAGAACCTCTATTTAAATAAAGATTACCATTTAAATTTTTAACAGCAGTAACTTGTGTAGAATTTAAAGGCTCTGTTTCTACTCCTGAAACAGTTTTATGAGCTAATGTATAGGCACTTCCAGATGTTTGAGTATTTCTGCCCATTGCAACCCCCATAATTCCAACAGCAGCATCATTAGTTTTAGTAGAATATTGTCCTAAAGCTCTATGAACTCCATTTTTCTTTAAAACAGAAAATATATTACCTTCTGCTCCAGTTAAAATATCACTGTCACTAGTTGTATAGAATAAATAACTTTCAGGTGATGCGGAATCTATATACTGTGCTAATGAAATTATTTCATTCTTTTCAGCTTCACATACATATACTGCATACCATTCGCTATTTACTTCCCTACATGCAGATATTGCTTGTACTATAGTTTCTTTATCTTCTCCCTCTTCTCCCTCTTCATTATTCCATCTACCTATTGCTACTTTATTAGGTCTTGGATTTTGTGAAAAATACTTTTGTGCAGCTAAATATTCTGGTTCTGTCCCCTTCCACTTATCAGCTGTTAAATCGTCCATTTTAGAATAAGTTTTTACTCTAGTTTCTTTACTTATTATTTTTGATTTTCCTACTATTAATCCCAAATTGAAATTAGTTCTTACTGCACTAGCAGGACCAACACTTACACTAACATCGCATATATCGCTTAATGGTAAAGTTGCCATTCTATCTTCCTCCTATCTATTTTTTATAACCTTAAATTCTGTATTAGTGATATAAGGTACTTCACTTTCTCTTATTACGCCTTCATTAAATGTTGCTGAAAAATCTGTTCTTTCCCACCATTGGCCATTATAATATTCTGGTAATCTTGTAGGCATTGGTACATCTGTTATAAGAAATAAATTCTTTTTCTTAAATTTACTCATATACTCACTATCAAATATAAGATTCCTTATTATATCAGCATTATCATAAGAATTAGGACCATATAATGTCCAATTTATTTTATGAACTCTTGTATATCCAACTTTCTTTTTTGCATATGGTTCATCATTTTTTACTGGATCATAACAAATATTTAACTCTCTAGTCATAGCATCATCAACTGGTGTTATTCTCAAAAAGCAAATATCATCTTGTATTTTCCATCCTGGAGCTCCACCTGTAGGCCATGCAATTCTAACTTTATTTTGATTTTCTTTCTTACTTAAATCTATATCTAACATTTCACAAGTTATCTCTTGAAAAAAATCTTCTATTTCTTTAAGTTTTAATACTGTATCTGCCACTAATTACTCACCAACCTCATACCAATAGCAAACCAATATCCATATTTTTTATAATTTCCAAGTGAATAAATCTTATATCGTTCACCTTCCCATTCTATTTCATCAGATGTTCCCTCTTCATTTGCTTCTGAATGTGTAGTGTATAATTCTTTTGTAGTATGAATTGATATTTCTCCTTTTGTCCTGTCACCTTCTGGAATCATTTCTATTTCCTTATTAGTTGCAGGAACTATTACTCCACTCATACCAATTTCCTTTTCTTCTTGAATAAATCTACCCTTTATCCATTCACCTGATTTTCTAAAAACTTTAAAAGGCTCTGAAATTCTAGGATCATTAACAGCTCTTGAAACATTAATCAAATTATTCACCACCCTTTATAACATAAGTTATACTTTTTCTAAGTTCTCCAGTATCTATTAATGGTTTATCACTATCTTTTCTTTTAATGGTTTCAGCACTATTTTCAGCCCAATTATTACTTGGATTAGTAAACCATGCTCTAGCAATATTTTGACCTTGCATACCTACTTTTTCTAAGCTTTGAGTAATATTTTTACCTTCTAGTGCATTACCTGCAGCATCTTTCATTAATTCTGCTAATTGTTCCTTCCCATTTTCCATAGCTGGTTCAAGAATAGGTCTTGGGGGAACATTCCACAACGGAGAACCCTTTTCATGTACATAGAATTCATGTACTGCACTATATGGTCTACCATCATCTATATCATGTTGCATAGCTCTTATCATTGTAGTATCTCTGACACCATTAGTATGAATATACATTAATTCAGAATTTGTAATTTTAGATGAAGGATGCTCTGTACTATCTGGAACTCCAATACATACTGTCTTTTTTGCCAAAGTATTTAGAGATTCTAGTAGATTATCTGTTAAATCTCTATCTATAGCTACATTTACAAAACCATTAAGCATACTCTCTCCTCCTAATACACATACATACCACCTTTGCCTAATAATCTACCTATAGTTGCTAATTGTTGTCCATATGTTGTTAATTTCCATCCTGCCCATCCATCAATCCCACTAGCTATAGTTGAATAATCAGTACTAACTGATACACTTCCTACACTAACAGATGTATCAAGTCCTTTAGCTTTTCCAGCTTCTAATATTCCTGCAGCTCCACTATTAGAATCAGCACTTCCTTCTAAATATAAAGTACAAAAATGAGCAATGAAAAATCCCATTCCAACTTTCCAATAACTATGCCAACGACTTTCTTTTATACAATTATTAGCTAAATCTAAATACATCTGAATAACAACTTCAGGTATTAATGTATTCCCTTGGCCATCTGGTCCAAATTGAGGATATATACTATAAAAATCTTTCAAAGTAAAAGGGGGATTATCCCCAGTTTTTATATTACTGGCATCCCCTACTATTCCATTAAAATTACTCATAAAAAAACACCTACTTCTTATCTTCAGTAGATGTTTCTTTTAGATTTTCATCATTTTCTGCTCTTTTCTTATCTTTTTTATTTGCTATTACTAATAAACTTTGGTCTTTTTGTGCTAATTTAAATAACTCTGTTTTTCCTACCCAATCTGGTAAAGCTTTTGTTTCTCCTGCTTGGATTATTTCTTCTTCATCATCACCATTTTTAAATAAAAAAGTTTTATCACTTCTAATTATCATTATATATTCCTCCTAAATTCCATCAGTATAACTAACGCATTGATAATATAAGATTTTAACTTGTCCTATATTAGCCATATATGCTGTCATATATGCTATATTTTCAACACTTGGCTGTGTCATTGCTCTCATAAGTGGTACTGGTATATCAATAAGAACCTTACTTTCATCATTTACATATGCAACCATTCTATCGGTTTTACCAGTTCCAGCACCAACACACCATCGGCTTGGCTCTATTGCTAAATCAACTTGCTGATTTTTAGCAATATTATTTTCTAATAGATAATTTAATATTGATATATTTCCAGCTTCGCTTACTTTTCTACTTACAATATAAGCATAATTTTGTGGACTTATTAGAATATGATTTGGAATACCACTATTATCATACTCTGAATATTTCCAAGCATCATTAATTGCAGTATTAACATCATCTAAGATTTCATCTGGAGTTTTGTCTTTCCATGTAGCTTTACCACTTGCTCCATTTTTCGCTATTGTTGTTACTACATTAGGATCATTTACTAACCCATAAACTTTTTCTTCTTCTACACCCTTATAAACTATTAAATCAATAGATTTATTATAATTTAATCTAATACCATTATCTAATATAGAATCGAGTGACCTTCCTATTCCCTGCATCTTTTGTTGGTCAATAAATGGTATCTTTAGTACATTAGACCAAGGGAATACTTTAAATTGATCCTTGCTAGTATTCGCTTGAATTATTGGAATATTATTTGATTGACCTCTAATAAGTCCATTACCATTACCTCCTGTTGTTGCATAATCTACAAACATATTAGATGTAGTTTCAATCCATCCACCACCAGTCTTTACTGGTATATCTCTTGCAAATGTTACACTAGTTAAAGGTTCATTTAATTTTGTATCTCTTTTTTCAAGTTCTCCATTTAAATATACCATGCCATTTCCTATAGATGCATTATCCATAGCCATCATAGCATTAGGTGCTAGTCCTGGTAATGGATGAACTACATTATTCCCAATTAAACTCATATTCTATTCCTCCTATATTGTTCTAGTAAGTACTGTAACTTCTGCTACATTGTTACTATCTTTTTTACCGGTAGTCCATTTAAGATTTGGAATTTCTACTGTGTTTTCTCCATCTGCTACAGCTTCAAATTGTCCAATAACTCCCTTTGGAATTGATACATTTTCTTTAATTCTTATATATACCTTTCCACCTGCTGTTGGAGTACCATTATTGCAAAGAACAGTAACAGAACCTCTATTAAGTACATCACATACCTCGTTTGGTAGGTACTCTCCACTAGCTGCGTAATAGTCAGTAGCCTGTTTTATTTCTCTTACTGCAATACCTGCAAATATATCTGCTGTACTATTTGCTGCGAATCTACTGTAAGTATTATCAGCATTTAATATAACTGGAGCACCAAATGCTATTGGAAGTTCTGTTTCCTTTCCTGATGCTATATTACTTTTTACAACCTTTGGAGTTATAATTGCATCAATTGATCTTGATACAGTTCCTGGATAACCTAAATTTAATTCAATTCCTATTGCTTTACCTGGCATATTATTTTACCTCCTTATAATGTGCATTTTGCTTTTTATAGCCATCTTCGATAGCTTTTAACTTAGTTTCAGCTGCATCTGCTACCTTTTGTCTTTGCAATGCACTACTTCTTTGCGATTGCATTATTTCAGCATATGAGTTTTTATTTTGTGATGATTTTGTAGATGTCTTGAATTGTGCCATGACTGAATCACAAGCTTTCTTTCTTGCTTTCTTATCTGGAATACTTGCAATTATTGGTCTTACTGCCTTTAATGCCATAAGCATAGCTGCACTATCAGCATTTGGTATAGGATTCTCAGGTAATTCTCCTTCGCTTTGTACTACACCATCTGGAATATCTTCGTCTGACATTTGTTCAGGTGGAATTGTTACAGATTCTTCTTCATCTCCTGTAGTAGTTTCCTTACCTTTTTCTAATGTATTAATCAGTTCATCAATTGCACTTTCTGGCTCTTCATCTTCTGCTTTTGGAGTTCCTCCACTTAATATTGAAATCAACTTATCTAATTTAGCACTTACTGATGCTAAATCTCCTCCCTCATCATTTGCAGGAGTTGGATTTGCTTCTGGTTCTTCATCGCACCCCTTATTCATTTCTTCTAATGTATCTGCAACCTCTTCTGGTTCTGCATCTGCTAGATAATGTTTTAATCCTATAGCTTGTAAAATACTTTTTGTTACTTTCTTCTTAGCCATCTTATTTTTTTCTCCCTTCTCTTTTTGAATTTTAGAATCTTTTATCGCAACACGGTCTCCTGCTCTTCCAGCTTCAACGACTGCCACATGATTACCACATATATTAATTTGACTATATGTGCCATCTCCATTGTCTTTGTATTGGCATTCATAGCCACAACTTACTTCTCTTTTTCCTTGTCCTATTTCATTAATTAAAACTGAATCATAGATCATTAAGTCACCCACAAGTAAATCAGGCTCTTTTGTATCTTGCCTAACATTCTGCGTTGTGCCTTTTACAAATATATTTACATTTTGTGGTGTTAATAAATCTGGAGGATGTTCGTCCGTTGCTGGCTTGCCTTCAAATGAAGCTATAGCAGATTTACTAAATACCTCTTCTGGACTTCTATATACTTTTACAATTTCATCACCGCCTACACCAAGTTCACTTGCTAGATAGTCATACCAGCCAGTACGTGCAATAGGTACATTGTGACAAATTAAAAATCCATCTGGTGTTTTAGTCATATTAGCACTAAAACGTGCTCCGTAATAAGCTTTCAATCTTCTCACCCCCTTTCAAATATCAATTTGTTATATACTTATTGTTATTCCGTCACTTACTTCAATTCTTTTTTTAGGCTTTTCTGTAAAACAATTGACTCCTTGCTTGGCAGTTCTTTCAATTTTATCCTTCAGTTCAACAACTTCACTTATTGTATTAGCTTCAAATGTTTCTATTATTCTACAAGCTCCTTGAACAGTTTCCTTTGAATACTTCATATATTTCACCCCTATTTATATATAATTAAAAGCCTTAGATTTACTAAGACTTATCTTCACACTTGTTTTCTAATTCTGATACACTAATTACTGATTTTCGTTTTACATTTAAATTTCCAATTGTTATAAATTCTTTATTTGAATTTAATTTTGAATTTATTTCATCAATTGTTTCATCAGAAAAAGTATCAATGAACTCTTTATTTTCTAAAGTAATAAAAATCTTTGTTCTTTCCCTTTTTTCATTAATATTAACTTGTATACCATCTAAAGTTCCAAAATTAAATTTTGCTAATTCTAACTTTAAAGCTTGTATATCCTTAGGATCAATTCCACTAATATTTATAACATTACTAAAATGTAATGGTGGTTTTATACTCATTAATGATTCTGCAGTACTTGTTCCTGGTCTTTTAGGTCTTTCATACTTTGGTGACTTTACATCTTTAGGAATTTCTATATTCCATTTTTTCGTTAAGTTAGCAAAATCACTATTATCTCTTTTTCTACTTTTTAAAAACACTTTAAATCCTCCTAATTAAACAGCTATTTCTTCAAACTGCTTTCTTGTCATATTTTTAATTTCTCCATTATAATAAACTTTGTGTGGCCATGTGATGAAATCTAAACTTACTACTGGTTCTGGATAACATCTACAGTTATAAATATTACCTGCATGATAATATCCTACAATTTTTTTACCTATAAGCCTTTCGGGGCTTGGTGGATTGTTCCAACATATCAAAACATCTTCCATATGTTCATGTGAATTTCTTACCCTTTGGTCCTCTGATGTCCTCCAAATGTACCAATTAATTCCTAAGTTTTCACATCTAGCTTTTGTTAATGCAGTACTTGTTTTGCTAACCTCTGTTCTAGCAATAAGCTTAACTTTTTTTTCAGAAGTAATATAAAATTCATTTTGTAGATCCTTAGCTATATCTTCTGCTCTTCTTCCACTAAAACTTTCTTTTGCCACATAATCAGTAATTTCTTTTGCAAAATCTAAAGGAATACTTTTAATTAATTCAGCATTTCTTTGTATTTGTTCATTTATAGCTCCACCTATAGGACCTTTTAATTCTTTTTTCAATGCTTCATAAATAGATCTCCCTTTTGAATTTTCTCTTGCTGCTTCTCTCCATGTTCTTCCTGCATCACTAAATAAGCTAGTCACCATCTTTTGAGAACATCTTGAAGCATACTTTTTAAATTCAGTTGAATTAGCAATTTTTCTTAACTCTCTTACTATGTCAGTATGAGAATTTAATCCTAACAATGATTTATTAATTTTTTTAATTAATTGTTTTAATGAGCGCTTATAAGTAAGCTCTATTCTTCTTCTTGGCTTCCATAAGTCTTTAATAGTATTTTTTCTTGGTATCATACTATTCAACTACTTCCATATTATTTTCTAGGAATTCGTCTTCAGGCATATCTCCTATACTGTCTATTTCATCGTCTGCATTATTTATATCTTCATCTGTAATATTAGTAAACATTCCAGTCGTATCAGACATTTGTTTTAATTCCTTTAAGGCAATTTTCTGACTTATTAATCCAGCATTGAACACATTAATTATTGCAGTGGATTTTTTATCCACTATATTTGATAATTCATCTTCACTTGGAGTAGCTATTGGATTATAAGTGTAATCCAAATCATCTGGTATTGCTCCAAACTCACTCATAAACATTATTGGAAGTAGCTTATCTAATACAGGATCTAACTGTGCAACTTGTTTTTGCTCTATTGTTTCATAATAATTTTTACTATCACTTTCTCCAGTAGCATTAAATCCAGCTGGTGAACGTCCAAATAATTTAGTTACTGGTATTTCAGCAGCACCACTTACATCTAGCATAAAACTTTCATATATTTCATTTAATCCTGAAAAACTATACTGATGTGTTTGAAAATCATCATCTTTATTTAATATATACATTCCCATGTTAGACATAAGCCAATTTTGGGCTTGTACAGTATTATATAAATCCTTTTGTGATTGTTCATCTCCAATTGCTAATGTTTCTCCTAGGTCTGACATCTTTAAAACTCTTAAGTTAGCTAAGAAAATAAGTTGTGCTATATTGTAACTTGTATTATCTCTCTTCTTTAGTTCATCAAAAATAATTTCAATTTCACTAGCTCCCCACCCTATTTCTGCACATTTTTCAATATAAGGAAGTTCTCTACCTGTAAATCTTAATATTCTACTATGGTGTACCTTAATAGTAAAAGTATCAGTATTCCAAATATAATGTTCTGGTAATCCAAAATCAGGACTAGAAACATCTTCTATTAAATTTTCTCCTGGAGTTATACCAGACCACCTATCTCCAATAATAAGTCCTTTAAAACTTTGTGGCATTATCATGTCATAATCCAAATGTTGATCTAAAATATCCTCATGTCCATCAATTATAACTACTGCTGCAGCGCCTCCATAAAGTCTGCCCCACTTTAATCCTTCAAGTATATCTCTTTGAATTCTTGTAGTTCTTTGTAGTTTATCAAATCTTTTTAACTGTTCAGGTTCTAATTGTGTGGTTATATTAATCCAATTTTTAACCATATCTTCTGGAATTGTATCTATTATTTTTCTCACAATCCAATGCGATCTATATAAACTATTCATTAATTGAAAGTTTTGAGTAAGTCTTGTAATTGGATAATCTGTACCTTCTAATAGATTAGGAGTTCCAACTCCTAATCTTGCTAATACATTTTGAAATGCATCTAATGTTGCTCTTGGCTTATTTTTTATATTTGAATTTGAATCCTTAGTTACTTTTTTATACCTTTTACTTTTTTTCACTTTGTCCCTCCTTTCTTTTTACTATCTTGATAATCTTCTAGGTTTAACAATTGTTTTCACATAATACCTAAGTGCATCAGCTCCATGATCATTTTCCTTAATTGGCTTTTCATCTCCATGTTCAGCTGCTTTTTTATCCCAAACATAACTTAATATATCTCCTATAGTTCTTTTGCATTTATCCTTTACCATTTTAATTTTTTCTTGGCCAATAAATGTAGATGTCATTCTTATTCCATCTAGCACCTCATTATCTGCATCTTTAATTCTATATCCTCTACTTCTCATTTCAGCTTTAAATGATGCAGCACTTGGATCTAAAATTATTGCTACTGGTGGTGGTCCATCATTTATAAAATCAACTAAATCATCAGCATACTGTTTGTCTGTTTTTTGTACCATTTTAACTTTACTATCATAATAATATTCTCTTGGTATCCATGCTGTATCACCATCATCATAAATATCTAAGAATACTGTTGCATTAGTAGTACCATAGTCTATAGCAATATATCTTCTTGAAATTTGTTTTAATCCTGGTGGCAAATCTTCTTCTTTAATCTCATTTTCTTCTGACCACATGTCAAAAATAGCACCTTCGGCCATAGCCCAAAGTCCTTGAATATAACGCTTAAAGAATACCCCTATATATCTATTTCTATAACGTTGTTTAATCTTTTCTGATAAAGACAAATTATCATCCATAGTAAAGTGTAAATATAATAAATTCTTTTTCTTGGCTGTTAATATCCAATTTTGATTAAACCAATGCATTGGACCATCAGGATTACAATTAAACCAATATTTAGAACCTTCAACAGAGCAACGTCCTGTACCTTGGTTTACAAAGCTTTCAGGCATTAATGCTACTTCATCACATAATATTCCTGCTAGGGTTATACCTTGAATTAAGTCTTGACTTGATTCATCTCTTCCACCAAATATATAAAAGTAATTTACTTTACCATTTTTCTTTATCTCAATATAATTATCAGTTTTATGATCTTTATACCTATATCCTCTACTTAAAAGCATTATCTTTAGCCCAAACCATACATTTCTTCTAAAACTCCCAACAGTTTTACCACACATTCCAAAGTTTTGACCTGAGAACTTTTCCATAGCCCACATAACAAAAGATAATGACATAGATACTGTTTTCCCACTTCTTATTGCTCCGTCAGCTATTATTCCATCTGCATCATTAACTGGACTTTCATCAGTCCACCAATTAAATACTTTTCTTTGCTTTTTAGAAAAGGGTTTGAATTTAAAGACTATACTTGATTTTTTACTTTTACTCCTCTTCATCAGACCAATCTTCTTTTGCTGTTCCATTCAATGCTTCTATGAATCCATCATCTTCAGTTTCTTCATCTTCATTTTCTCCTGTTATTTCTGCTACTTCTGCTTTTAATTTAGCTACTCTAATTTTTTGTTCATCACTTGCCAACTCCCAATTTTTATGAAGTAACTCTTCATATTTACTTATTAAATTTTGCAATGTTGATATAGCTTTACTTTGAGTATTTAAAAAAGTAGCTTGTCTATCCCAAGCAAATTGAAATTCATAAGAGAACTCTTCTTCTGTTTCATCTGTTGAGGTTTTTTCTGTAGATCTAGTTTTAGATTTAATTTTAGATTTTTTAATTTCTTTTATCATTTCTGATTTACTCTTAACATGCATTATTTTTTGACTTCGAATTATCGCTGCAAATTGTAATTGAATATTAGTCCATAAAATATCTAATGTACTTATTCCACATTCTACAGTTTCCTTAATTATATTTTTAGTTGCTGTTGGAATATATTTTTTTAAAAAATCTTTTTCTAAATGCTTAGCTGCATCAAAATATTCTCCGTGTTTTAGGCTATTAAGATTTCCAACTGGTGCTCCACCTTTATTCCCCACAGCATTCTTATTTCCAGCTGGTGCTCCGCCCTTATTACCTTTAGCGTTCTTATTGCCCTTTGGTGCTCCTGCCATTCCCCCATCTCCTTTCATAAAAATATAGCAAATAAAAAACAGCATTCATTTTTGAATACTGTCTTTGATTTACTATATACTCTGATTTTTTGTTTCATTAATTATTTCTTTTTTATATTTATAATAAGTGTTTCTTGCAAGGCCTATTAACTTCATTGCTTCAACATCTTTAAGAGTACCTCCAAAATCTTTACTGTATTTTTTTATTTGTTCCTTTGCTGAAATACTCTTTTTAGTAGTTAATTTAATACCCACTTGCTGCCCTATTTGTTTTCCATTAAGTCTTGCTGTTTCTATTCCTTCTTTTGTTCTTTGCTGTAAGTCCTTAACTTCCTTTTCAGATTGATTAAAAGCTATCTTTATTTGCTCTTTTGCTAGTGCTAATAAAAAATTATTAATGCCTTCAATAATAAAGTCAACGTTCGTTCCTGTCATTTCAAAATTATTTGTAAGTGCTTTCTTATATGTCTCTGTATTTATATGTTGCTCTTTTATGAATACCAACTCAACACCTTTATTAAATAATTCCTCATATAGTTTAAATCCCTCCTCTGCATTTCTACTCATTCTACTTACAGAATCAAATACAATAGTATCACCTTTAGAAATATTACCTAATAACTTTTTAAACTCTTTACGACCTTGAACTTTAGTTCCAGTAAATATTTCATTAATTATTATTGCACTTGGATATAATGCACTAATATTTCTATGTTGTCTTTCAATACTTTGTTTATTAGTTGATATTCTACAGTAACCATATATTTTATTCATACTCTACACCTCATATATTAATAGTATTAAATTTAACGACCGTTTTATTTGATACTACTAATATATAAGATTTTTAATCTAATGTCAATGACTTTTAATACTTTTCTAAATAACGTCACTTTTAATACTAAATATTTATACACACATATATATTTAATTGAGTTGAGTTGTTCTTGAGTTGTTTTTATGCCTAAAATAATTTTAAAAAACTACTCAAATCTATTAATGAAGCTAAACCTATTGATTTTACTAGCTTTGAATGTATTTTCCCATTTTTCTTACAATAAGTAATAACATGGAGAATTACTGATACTATTTTTAAGATACATATAATAGTAAGAATTTTTTATTTATATACTAAATAAGTACCATTTTATTTTTTACCGATTATAAATCTTTATCAGCTATTTTACCAGCATCCTCTAACATAATATCTTTAAGTCCCAAATAACGTTTTGTTTCTTCTATAGATTGGTGATTTAAAGCAACTCTAACTTTTTCTATATTATGATTAGAGTTCTCATAAATTGTAGTAGCATAAGTCTTTCTAGGACTATGCCCACTTATATGTTTTAATCCAATCTTTTCACCAACATCTTTTAATATAGCACTATATGATTTTTGACTTATATATTCATCTCCCTCACCTTTATTAGATGGAAATGCAAATTCTTTTCTTTTTTTATTTTTAATATATTCTTCTAAATATTTTTTTAATGAAGAACCTATAATAGCTTTTCTTTTATCAGGCTTCTTTCTGTTAGGATGTTCTGCTAAACTACTTTGCCATTGTTTAAATTGCTTACTCTCCTGGATTAGAAAAAATCCTTCACTTAGTGCATCATCAATTTCTCCAATTGTAAGTCCAACAAGATCACCTAATCTATATCCTGTAGCCCTAGCTAATAAAAATAATGTTATATTTCTGTCAGCATACTTTTTACTATGCTCTATTAATGATTCTTTAAATCTCTTATATTTATTATCTGGTATAGGTAAGGCAGTTCCTTTTTCCCAGTTCCTTTTCTTATCTTCATCCACCATTAATTCACCTGCCTTATATATCCATTCATTCTTTTGTAATAATTACTTTTCATACAATCCTTAGCATTATTAGTTGAAAATTCTTTCTTAAATGACTTACAACCACAATGAGCACATGATAAGTATTTTCTATTTTTTATAGTATCTTCAACTTCTTCTTTCAAAAGAATAGTAGTTTTTTTACATCTTTTACATATTAAAATAATATAAATACTTTCCATCTACTCACCTTCTTCCCATAAAAATAACCAGTAAAACTACTGGTTTAAAATTTACATTATAACAACATCATTTTCTTTTCTATAATCACTTTTAAGTATATTTTTATTGATTTTATCTGCTGCATACTCATTTGTTAATCTTCTAGGTGTATCAAAACTTACTGTAACATCTTTGTTAAGAACTATATTGCCGTTCTTTTTATTAGTTTTATATATGGATCTATTTCTTTTAACAAAATCTTTATCACTCATATAATTTTTAGATTCTTGCCTTGTTATTCTATCAACTTCTTTTTTCCTTATTTTTTCAGCTTCATTGGATTTTCTAAATTCTTTTAGATTTCTATGTATGCATTGTCTTACTGTACTAGGCTTACATTTTAATGTTCTTGCTATTTGAGAAGAATTATAACCTTCAAGATACTTTTCTTTTACTTTTTCTATATCTAACATATACATACCTCCTAAAAATGGATATAGTTATTCCATACCAAAAGTGTGACATTTTTTTATTTTAAATAAGACATTTGTTGCAAATTTTTATCTTATTACTTATTTATATTAATTATAAAAAAAATATCGTGCTTGTACCACGACACAAACACGACATTTTTATGACATTTTCACGACATTTTTAAATTTTTTTCTATTCTTTGCAGATGTCTTGGACTTATTCCAGCTATATTAGCTGCTCTTTCTTGTGTATAACCTTTAATTAATCTCAAATACTTTACCTTATCAATATTTCTATTCAACTTATCAACATATCTTTTATCTTCTTCTTCATCTGCAATAGAAACATCAATATCTTCCAATATTACTGTTTTAGTCATTTATTATCCTCCTCTTTATTCTTTAACATCTATTTCAGTTTTATAAGGTTTTAGGATATTCCTAATTATTTAAAAAATTGGATTGTGGCCACAAATCCAATGCTTGCTATTCTTATAATTCAGCAGGATTCTTAAGGACTTTATTCCTTGAGCAAGTATGGATTTAATTTTAAATCCAATGCTTGCTATACTTGCTATACTTGCTATACTTGCTATACTTGCTATACTTGATAAAATTATTAGTAAATACAAAAATACTTGATGCAATATTCCTGATTTACTAGTATGACGAAGTAACCTTAAATAAAAAATACTGCACTATCAATTGAATAGTGCAGTATAAAACTTATTAAAATCTATTTTCTAAAAACTTATGAATTAATAAAACCATCTATAAATTCATTCCAAGGTAATAATGGATATTCTCTCATTAGCAATGCTATCACTTCGATATTAGCTTTGCATTTACCACTTTTCATGTCTGAAATTATTTGTCTACTCTTATTGATTTTCCTTGCAATTTCGGACTGATTGTCTTTTATAAGCATAAGTATATCATTGAATGTAAAAGGTTCATTTTCGTATAAGTTTAAAATCTTATTAATAATTCTTGCGGGTACATTAGCTTGATAGTAATCTAATACTTCATCAAATAAACTCAATATATTTTTGTATTCTTCTTCAGTAACTTTTCTTGTAACTGTTATGCTGCATACGTCCATATATTGTTTTCTACCAACACTAGGAAAATATATCCCTATATCTGTTCTATCAAATTCAAAAGTATTACATTTAATATTTTTTCTTTCTAAAAATTCAACTAAATCCTTTCTATTAAAATAAGTTTCAACAAGATCTTGACTTGGTACTCCCACTATAGTAAAACTAGTAATCTTACCTTCTTCAATTAATTTAAACAACATTTTCTTTTTTAATAACATTTTAAAAACAACTCCTTTATGATATAATTTATTTGAATAATTTATAAAATATTTTGTTTTAGGAGAGTATAGAGTGCTTATCTATACTCTCTATTTATTAATTAAGCTTTAATATTGCTGTATCAAGACCACCTCTTGCACCTCTTATTAATGTTGCGTTTGTATGCAATTCTTTAACTGATTCTATGAAATTTTCAATGGTTCTATTAGTTACTCTTCTTGGAGAATTAGCAAAGCTTCTATATGTTGCTCCTAAACTTTTAACTTCGCCTTCTTTTAATAAAATTTCATAAACAGCTTTTTGATTTGAACCTTTAATCATTTTTACCACTCCTTAATTTGTTTTAATTTATCTTATAAATATATTGTACGATATTTTCTTACACATTGCAATAGTTTTGTAGGAAATTTTCTTACAAATATTTCGACAAAAAAGGATTAATAATAAACTTTATACTACACTATTCAATTTTCAAAGAACAATTTTTTATTTAAGTTACTACATCATATATACATATTGCGAACTAACTTAGTTTCAATTTTGTACCATATTCCTTATTGTGTATGTCTACTAATTTTTTAACTTTTTCTATATAATCAACAAAATCATTTTTATCTTTTATAGCTTCATATTTTACTTTTGTCCCTTGCTTATTTGTCTTATATATTTTTTTAACCTTAAATCCATCTTTGCATTTTTCTATATATAACCCTAATATCACTAAATCATAATCTTGCTTTTTATTTTCCTTAAATTCTAAATTAATTTTTGGATATGTTTCTGTAAATCCTAAAACGGATACTGCAGCATTATTCATTGCTCTACCTCACTTTATAATTTTTATTCCATACTTTATATAATCCTCTGCCAGTACGAAATGTTTACATTCTGTTTTTCTATTAAGTCTTTTGCTATTATCAAAACTATAGTAATAACACTCTTCACAGTTAAAACAATCTTCTATACTACCTTTTCTGCTATATAAACAATCTACATTGTTGGAACATTTATTGCATATGCAATTACATACAGGCATGTCTTACATCCTTTCTCTGACTATATTGTGTATTGTTAATTATCTATATCAAAATAAGTTTCTATATCATCATCACCCTCAATATCAATTATTATTGGAGTTTTATTGTAATAAATATTTGTGATTAATGACTCTATTTCCGTCATATTTCCTAATTTAAATGTATTTTCTAATCGTTTATCCCCTATATACACAGTGTTCATGCTTCCTATTTTTTTATCATCTCTATCCGGATATACTGTAAACTCAATATAGTTTTCATCATCTCTGTAATATGATCTTTCAGGTTTTTCTCTTGCCATTTTATAAGTTATCCATCCATATTCAGACTCTTCTATATCAACCCAGAAGTTTTCTAATGAATACTTGTCTTCTTCATCAGTACTTTCATTCATATAATCTCTATATTTTTCAAATATCTCTGAAAGCTTTATATTTTCTCTTTTTATAACCAATATGTCATTAAATGTTTTTTGAATTTTTTCTGCAACATCTTTCCTACATACTTCTTCAGTAATCATTTTTATTTTTTCTGCTATAAAACCGTTATAGCCAGTAAATCCTATTTCACTTACTACTTCTGAAACCTGCTTTTCTACTTTATCTTCTATTTGATGTTTTAAACTATAACTATCTAGTGCCCCTTCAATTCCTTTAATAATAGCTTTTTCAATATTTTCCTCTAGTACTTTTTCGATTGTATTATTTTCTTCCATTTCCTTTAACTTATTGTTTACAATTGCATTTATATCTATATTCATAATTCTCTACCTCACTTTATTTTATTTTTTAATTTTTCTTCGTCATATCTGACTATTATTTTTCATATTTCTTTCCACAAAACGGACAATATGCATAACACATATTAACTTTTTCCTTCTTATGCTTAATCTCACCTTTTCTATTTTTATAGTCATACTCTATTACCATAAGTGAATATAATTGGCTTTGGCATCCTGCTTCTGTAAACATCAACGCTGCATTTTCTAAAGATACTTTGTTTACTTTTTCTATGTCTTCTCTTTTTTGAAATTTTTCTTCTATTCCTTTTTTTACTGATTCTATACAATCACATTTGCTCATTGATCAATCCCACTTTCCATAATTTCTTTCTTAAAATTTTCTAACTTTTCAATTTCTGCCTGGTGCTCTTTGATTTTTATATCAGTTATCTTTAAAGCCATAAATTTATTTGAATTAGAATAAGTTAATGAATAATTACCAAAGGAGCTGTATATATGCTGCTTTGATACTCCAAATTCTTTGGCTATCATTTCATAACTATATCCAGTTAAATCTTTTAACTTTTTAAATAACTCGTTTATTCTTGCCATTTTCTTATTTCCTCCTTTTGTTTTATTCTGTCAACTCATTCTCTTATTTCTTTGTTTTAAGTCAATTATTTACTACGCAATATCTGACTATTGTGTACTATATTGCTACCATACAAATTCCTTTATAACTATTTTGAAAGTGCCTAAATGAAAAGGAAAAATCAATGTTTTTGTATTCTTCTTTCAATTCTCTTAGTACAATTTCAGATATTTCATTTTCAAAGCCATATGTTACATTTCCATAAAAATCAACTGTAGTTGTTGTTTTTCCTTTTTCGATATTATCTTCAAATCTTTTAATACAAAGTTTTTTAAAATTATTAACTTCTTTTCGTATTGTTTTATTTCTTATTCTTTCAGCCTTCTCTTTATAAGAAAAATCACTTTTAGATTTCAAAAAACCAAATAACATTTATTTCCTCCTTTTTCTCATTTTGTGCTAGTCTTCATCAACATTATTTCTATATTCTTCTTCTGAAATTGAAGTTATATATTTTATATTTCCATCAATTTTCCCAGCTATAGCTTTTATATAGATTCTTTCAAGTTCCTTAATTTGTTCATCATTAGGCATTTTTCCAACTGTTAATGTACAACAAGAATACACTTCTCCATAATTCCCATCTTCATCTATTGCCATTTTAAGTTCTTTCCCTAATTTAAAATAAAACTTTAGTTCAATCATTGCTTTTTACCTCATTTTCTTTAATTTCTAATTTCCATCCACACTTACATTCAATACTTGCTTCACTTTCATCAGACTTAAAACCGTCACACATCATTGTTTTTCCACATTTAGGACAAGTTGAATATGCTCTCATAAGTCTTATTATTGTTTCAATTATCATTACTTTACCTCGTTATTTATAAACTGTTATAAATTAATATTAATATTAAATATTAATATATAGTTTTGATATTAATATTAAAATGGCATATCTCCATCATCTACTGGAGTTATATCTTCTTCAAAATTGAAATTTTCAAATGGATTATTAGTTGTTGAATTATTTGAGACTCCTGCACTATTTGACTTGCTTAAAAATTTTACTTCTGTAGCAACTACTTCTGTAACATACCTTTTAGTTCCATCTTTAGCTTCATAATTTCTTGTTTGAATTCTACCACTTATAGCCATTTGGCTACCCTTTACCATGTAATTTGCTGTGCTTTCGGCTTGTTTACCCCATACAACCACTGGTACAAAGTCCGCTTCTTTTTGACCAGACTTAGAATTATACTTATCAACTGCTAATGTTAATTTAGTAACTGCTGTTCCTGCTCCTGGCGTAAATTTCAATTCAGGATCTTTTGTCAATCTTCCGATAAGAACTACTTTATTCATCTTCTTTATTCTCCCAACCTAATAGTTTTTTTTCTAAATTGTCATAGTCATATTCTCTTGATTTAAAATTATCAAATCTTAAAGGTGCTTTTTCATTTTTAGCTTTTTTACCTAATTCTCTTTTTTTATCTTCATAATTGCATTCTAATACTTTAATAAAATTGTTAGGTTTTATTAGCCAATCAAAAGTTATTACCCATGATTTATTATTTTGACCTTTAAGGAAAGAGCTACTCTTTATATTACTAATAGCTTTTAATACATTTTCAATTCCATATTCTTTGATTCTTGCATTAAGTAACTTATATCTATTAGTACCAGCTTTTATAGATATAACCCTTTGTAATCCTAACAAATTCCATGCATCTATTATTGGTTGCACTTTAGTGCTACTAACTATATCTTTAGATATAGTATTATCTATATCTATCTTTATATCTATATCTATATCTGTGTTACTTTTTGTTACTTGATTGTTACATTGTAACGCCCTAACTTCTTTTTGCTTTTTTTCTTTTTCTCTAAGTGCTCTTACTCTTGATGCACTTTCACCTTCACTTCCAATCATATTTTGTGTTGCAACCATAAATAATTTTCCATCGTCCCATTGTTCCATTAGACCTAATTGGGTTAATATATCTACTGCAACTTTTACAGTATCAACATTAGTATTTGTAATGCTTGCTAACATATTTGGTGTGAATGGTATGCAACCATTAAAGATTAAAATCCCATCTGTTGATACTGATTTTAATAAAAGTTTCATATAAAAAATTATATAATCTTTTCCGTTAGGCATATTTTCTAAGATTTTAATTTCATCTCTTTCAAAAAAATCTTCTTTAAGTCTTAACCAATAATATCTTTTTGCCATAGCTTTCCCCTTTTGTTATAATGAAATAGAATTATTTGTATTTGCTATCAAGATATTTTTTTCAGCATACTTTTTCTTGGTAGCTTTTACTCTTACTCTTAAATATTCTCCATCTACTCTATAAATTTCTCCTAACTCATTCCATGTATGGTCTGTTTTTAATTCCTCTAATTTATTTATTTCTTTTTCACTTAAACAAATTTTCTTATTTCTTTTTTCTATTTTTTTAGGTTTTATTCCTAATAATCCAAGTGTTTTTTCAGCACTATTTTTTGATATTATAGATGCGTATAACGCTAACCAATTTTCTTTCATTTCTAGCAGCTCCTTTCTAAGTAAATTTCTTTTGCTTTTTTAAAAGCATCTTTATATCCCATTCCTTGAATATATAATTCTTGTGTTTTCTTTGCTATAGCTCTATCAAGCTTGTCTTTTTTTTCTGCATAAATTGCTAACTTACCCAATTAATTTCCTCCTAAAATTTTTCTTTGTTCTACTACTATATAAGAATCTAGTTTTTGACTTAATTTAATTGTTATATACGCATTCCTTCCATTTTCCTTAATACTTTTTATTAATTTTTCTCTTAACTCCTCCATTATTAATACCTCTAATCCAATTAGCACTATAGTGCTAATTGGCTTCTTTTTTTATTACATTTCTTGTAAACACCATAGCATGCATAACAGCTAATACATATTCTTGGCATTCTGTTGGTATTTGACTTGCTTCATCAACAATTTTACTTATATAACTTTGTTGCATTTCTTTAGTTTCCATCAAAACACTTCCTTTCCGTTTTTGTATTATAAATACATAATATACCATAGTTTTTGTATTGTCAAACCATTTTGTCGTATTTTTATTGTATTTTTAATACACAATTGTATTGACAATACAATTGTGTATATATATAATTATTTATGTTGGAGGTGATGATTTGAATATTGGAACTAGACTAAAAAAGGCTAGAAAATTTAGGGGAATATCTCAGACATGCTTAGCGGAACATTTAGGTTTCTCTAGGGGAGTTATAACTAATATTGAAAGTAATAAAACAGTTCCATCTCAGCTTATTTTAGAAGGTATATGTCAATTGCTTAATATAAATAAAGATTGGTTACTAACTGGTAACGGTGAAATGGATTATAAACAAGTTTCAAAAACTGTAAAAATATTAAGTGAAATAAATGAAACGGCAAAAGAACTTTCTATTGACGAACAATTATATATACTAGATTTAATTAACACTTTCAAAAAGCATAAAGAATGCTTTAAAAAGTAATATTTCCCCAAAAGAGTAACACAAAGTTGTTGCTCTTTTTATCTGTAATATATTCTCTTTTTAAAATGTTTTAGCATTTTAAATTTAAATTATTCAAATTACATATAGTTAATTTATTAATTTTTCGCTCGAGCACATTAATAATTTTAGCAGATTCAAACTCCGCAATAGCGGAGTTGTTCGACTTTTTATCCATTTTTCCAACATTTTCCCCTTGTTTTTATGTATATAAATGTCGAAAATATAGTAAAGACTTCTATTGATGGTGAATAATGCTGAAAATTAGATTGAAAAAATTAAGGTTAGAAAAAAATCTTACACAAAAAGAGCTTGCAAAAATAAGTAGAGTTGGAAAAAGTACAATTTCAGATATAGAGAATAATTTAAAATCACCTAGATTAGTTACCATTTATAAGTTAGCAAAAGCATTAAATATAAGCTGGAAAAAGTTAATTTATGATGATGATAACGACATTAATTAATGTTTTTTAGTTTATTAAAGACATAAAATATGACATTTCTATATTTATTAATATAATAGTTTAAACTTATTGGATTGAAACTATTATATTAGGAGAAAAAAATGACTTTTGGAGATAGATTAAAGGAACTAAGAGAAGATAATGGATTACGTCAAACTGAATTAGCTGATAAATTAAATTTATCTAGAAATGCAATAAGTGCTTACGAAACAAATACTAATGAACCTAATTTAGATATTTTGGTTAAATTTGCAGATATATTTAACGTAAGCTTAGATTATCTTTTATGTAGAACTAAAGAAAAATATAATTTAAATTTAGAAAATAACACCAACAAGGAACTTTTATTAAAGATATGTGATATTTTGAGCTTATATAAAATAGAAAAAAAGTAGTTATATTATATATTTTAATTAACTACTTTTTCTCTTTATTTTAAATTGTTAAATTTAGTGTGGTAATTTAGTAATAAATTTTGCATATCCATCATTACATTTTATAAGATTTAAACTATAGTATCTTTTTAGGTTTAATAGATCATCTAATTCGAAAGGTTCTAATTCTTGTTTTAACTCTAAATAATTATCTTTATTGCATCCTGCAATAAGCATATAGCTTGTATTAGCACTTTTTAATTCTGGTCTTATATATTTTATTTGCTCTAAACTATGACAGCTTATAATTGATTTTGCTGTTTTTTTAGCAATTTGATTAAGTTTAATTTTTAAAAATGTTTGGCAACAAGGGACTTGATATAATTCATCAAAAAACAGATTTACTTTTACTCTATCTTCTTCTTTTAATATGCTATGCCTTTGTTGTAATGCTCCCCATATCTTATTAATCCAATAAGTACAGTATACATCTTTTTCTTCATCTGTACTAAACATTGTTTCTTTCATTTTTAAACAAATAAGTTGATTCTTTTGCATTTCTTGTACTAGATTTATATTATTGCTGCAATCTTTTTTTAACATTAATTCCATATAAACATTACTTTTAATAACATCCAATCTATTTAAAATTCCTTGAATATATGAAACCTTAGTACCTACAACTTGTGGTTCTTTGGTTTTACACCAATCATCTAATTCTTGCAATGCTAATACATATTCTTCTAAGTTACTTCTTTGAGTAGATTGTATTTTATCTATAAATTGCCTTCTAATTTTATAATCTTCTAATACATTAAATACATCTTTAATACTTCCGTTACTTATAAAGACAACTAAACTACTTGCTTTTAAATATCTATTCATACGTGGCTCTAATTCATTATCTATATTAATAGAATTAATAAAATTAACTAATTGTGCTGTTTGCATTTTAGCACTTTTATATACTTCAAAAGTATTATTACTATCTGCAAATATTTCATTAAAGCCTAATCCTTGTAATTCATCAAAATTTGAGCAATCAATATTTAATATTTTCTTTTTATCAATTGCATAACTAACATCATTGGAAAACTCACACTCTCCACAAAAGTCAAATATTATTGAACACTCATTATTATCTATAGAATCTTTTACTAAATGTTTTAATAATGTAGTTTTTCCGCTTCTTGTAGGAGCAATAGCACATAATGTTAAATTCCTAAAATCCTTATCTGTACTTAAATATGCTTTTGAACTTTTCCCCTTACATATATTTGAACCTATACACATAGTTCCTTCCAACAACTCTACAGGAATTGGAGTTTCTGTTGTTTCTATATGATTTATTTTAAAATCTTTTAGTAGGTGATCTGCTGGTATCTGAATAAAATTTTGACATTCATCACTAGAGCACATATTTATATCTATTTTATAATCATAATCTTCTATGTTTATTGTTTTTTTAACTTTTTTATATATTAACTCATTATCCTCAGATAAGACATTATAAGATTGACATATACTTAAAGCGTTATTCTCTTGTCTAGTTTTATCAATGCTGTCTGAAATAACTGCAATCTGAGTATTAATTATAGTAGCTTCTTTCTTTTTCTTTGTATTTTTAGATGTATCATTTTGTTGTCCTATAATAGACATAACATTTTTATACAAGCTTTCATTATCTTTATTAGTGTTTCCTCCTGTAAAGTCTTGTAATACTTCTAAAATGCAATCTAGTGTAGTTAAAACAGTACCTAAAATAGCCTTTAATATATATTCAAAACTTGTTATTTTCTTTTCAAGTGGTTTATTATTCTTAACCTTATTTTCCATTTCTTCATAGCGTTCTTTCCAACCAATTTGGCGTATAGGCATAAAATTATAAGCTATTCTTAATCTATCTGTATCTTGCATTATATCCATTACATTTAAAATAGAATTTAATGGTTCATTATTTGTTTTATTTACATTCAGACTAAGCGCATCATCTTTTTTATAGTTTAATGAATAAGTAGTAGAATTTACTGAAAATGTTGGTATATCTTCTACTTCTTTTATAGTAGCTTTTGACCATATTTCACTAATTTTTTCTAAAATTATAGATTTATAGATAACTGGAACTAAAAAATAGAAATTAGCATTATTCTTTTCTATATCAATAATATAAGATATTTTAAAGTTAGTTTCTATAAATATCTTTTTTTGTTCCTTATGAACACGTTTATTAATGCTTTTATATGTGTGTGAAATAGCTTTGGCAATATTGCTTGAATTATAATTCCTAATAGATCTGTGTGGTACTATTTGAATATATGTGTATGTTGGATTGATTAATTGAAAATAATTACTTAATTTTATAGCTTCCATTATTTTAAACCTAATTTTAATGCTTGTAATAAAAAATTAATTGCAAAACTTATACTTGCAACTCTTCCTGCCTTCTTTTGTCCTGCCATATACAAGATTATAGCAATCATGCAAACATACAAACATATCCAATAACTCATTCCTATAAATTCTAAAGCTGTAGATGTTCCTAATTTAATGAAAAAATTCTTAATCATTAAAATGCCTCCCTTACCAATCCAAACATATATGGCATTAAATATAAACTTGCATATATTAGAAGATATTTCATAATTATTTTTCCAATTTCTGCTGTATTATTTCCACCTCGCATAGATGTTTTAACTATTTCAGCAAGTGCAGACAATAATGCAATCCAATACCCTACTCTTTGTAAAATATTTAAAAATGTATTTCCTAATTTATCTACTGATTCTAAATCAACTGCTAAAACATGGGTAGGATTATTTATTAAAAATAATGTTGTTCCAATCCCTATTATTAATTCTTTTTTAAATCTTTTTCCATCTTTTAATCCTAAATTTTCTAACTTTATATCTAATGTACTTTTGTTGTTATTTTTCCAATTTAAGTATTGTTCATGGTTCATTACTATTTCCATAAAACCTCCGAATAAAAATTAATTGATTGGTTAAAATATAAATATTAAAAGGATGGTGATTAAAATGACAATACCATTTGCAATTACAGTAGGATATACTATTGCATACGGAGTTGCTTGTTTTGCAGTTTATTTTTTATAAATTTCTTAATATTTGTAACAATTAAATATATACTTGCATATACTTAACGTATACACGTATACGAGAAGTTACTTAGCTATAGTCTACCAACAATTGGTAGACTTATTTTTTTTATAAAGAATATATAAATTTATATAAAATTAACTATCTTTTCTCTTTTTCTTCTTGCTCCATTATATCTCTCAAAATTGATTTTATAAAAGCAGACTTATATTTATTTTTACAAATCCAATTATATAATTTTAAATCATCTATATCTTTTTTAAAACTTAATGGTATAAGTAACGGTTTATCACTCATAATTTACCTCCTATTTCTAATTATTTATAATATATAGTATGTATAAGACTATATAAGTGTTACTATTTTTATATAACTTTATATATTTATTTATAATTTTAAGTGTATTGCTTACGCCTATACATTCATGATCTTAACTTCATTTTATTGTTTATTTATATGTATATTTGAGAATTACAAGAATTTTAGAATTATTATTGAATTTTGAATTAAGAAACGAATACTGATTAAACCTGTGGACACGTTTTAGGGTATAGTTTACCCTAAAAATATAGGATAAACAAAATATTACTGACATAACTGAATTGTATCTTAGTAACATTACCTACCTTGCCCTTCAAATGTACTTTAATAACTTACTACTTGCCCATAAGCTACGATATTAAGAAATATCTTGTACAAGTTCCTGTCTTGCGACCAAGCGGACCACCCACATACACTTTTATTTATCTATCCTGTAGATGTTGGGAGTGTTGTATCTTACCCAACTGACGACATGCTGCATATGGTAGGCAATGCATACACGCCGAGTTAATTAGTCGGAACTACCCGAGACGTTTATTTAAAGTGTTTCTCCCCTATTCCACCAAACCTGTTCCCTAAAAAAGGTAACAAGAAATTAAGCCTATACACTTCCTTTTTTAAAAAAATTGTGATAAACTTAATCTATCGGGAATAAGTTTATCTTTTTAAGATAAAGAAAATATATAAGAATAATTAATCTATATTTAATTTTTAAATGAAGGTAATTGGTTGTTACCTTCATTTTTATTCTATAAAAACAAAAAAACTTTATCGGTACACACCAATAAAGTTATAAAAAATCTTATTTACATTTCACCTATCATTTGATATAATAAGGTCAGAAATAAGTCTTTCAGTTATAGCTTGTTTTGGTAGTTCGTGTACCATTCGAGTTCCTTTTATTAGAATTTCCGTTCTAATAAAGGTGAAAGGCTTTATTTTTTTGTTTTTTTATTATGTTTACATTATAATTCTTTTTTGTGGATAAGTCTACATTTTTTTATAAACTTATCCACAAAAAGTATTTTAGTCTGTAAATTCTAATGTGTCTAAACAATGTTGTATCATCATATTAATTAATTCATTTCTACTATATCCAGTTCTTTTAACTATTTTATCTAATTCTTTTTGTACTGCTCCATCTACATAAAGTGGAAATGATTTTCTTACGCTTTTATCCTCTTGTTTTTTCCCAATTTTAAATGCTATAGTATTTTCATTTAGTTCTTGATTTTCTTCTTTAATATCAATATTAGATATTGATTCTTGATTTTCCTTTTTAATGCTATTTTTTATATTATTTTTAAAATCATTTTTCATTTTAATATCACCTTTCAATATGTAGTATTAATATTTAAAATTAATATTATATATTTATTTCATTCTTTTTATGATTTCGTAATACAGATCTTTATAAGGTTCTGCATACTTTTTATTGTAATCTTGTATTGTTATATTTGATGCAACAGCTTCTTTATATTTTACACTATTATTTATAATTGTTTTGAATACATCTTCTGTAAGTTCTTCTGTTATAACTTCATTTATTTGTTTTGAAAATATAGTCTTTTTATCAAAATTATTTCTTAATATTCCTAATAATTTTATATCTTCATTTACACGATTTTCTTTTATTGTCGTAACAAGATTATCAACTAAATTCAATCCTTGAAGTGCTGATGTAGAATTATCTATTACCTCTATGTAATAATTACTCATACACATAGCATTAGTTGTACATAAACCTAAAAATGGTGAATTGTCTATTATTATTACATCATAATTATTCTTAAATTTTTCAAATTTATTTTTTAATATGGTTTCTCTTGTTATCTTATTATGAAGTTCTGATTCTAAGACAGCACTTTCAATCGTGTTTGGTATTAAATCTATCATTTCATTGTATTGTGCTATACAATCCTTAAAATTCACTTTAGAATTAGAATACAAATCATATAAATTATATTCAGCTTCAACATTTAAAATTTGACTTAAATTTGATTGGCTATCATTATCTATTAATAAAACTTTATGTCCTTGTTTTGCGAATTGTCCTGCTAAATTTACACAAGTAGTAGTCTTACCAACTCCTCCTTTAACATTTATTATTGATATAATATCGCACATTAATATTTCACCTCTTTATATAATATTAATTTATAATATCATTATATCATACTAATATATAATGTAAATACTAAATATTATTATACCCCATATAATTTAAAAAACTCCATAACTCTTAGATCTAATTGTTCCTTAATACATTCATTTTTTTTTAGCAACTCTCGCTGTGCTTTATTTATTCTAATACTGTATACATAATCTTTTTTTTCTTTCTTTTTATTATATTCCATATTTTACCACCTCTAAAACAATTATAACATAATTTTTAACGTATACAAGTGTTTACTTATGTCTACTAGCGTATACTTTTAAAAAATAGCAAAAAATAAAGCAATAAGAGAAAATCTTATTGCTTTATTTTCTATTAATTTCTTGTATTGCCTGTAGTTGCATTTACATAACAACTATCTACTTTTTGACCATTCATATTATAGAATTCAAAATAATATTCACTAGTGCTCTTATTTAATACTTCATCACTTTTTATATTAAATTTATATCCATTTTGATGAGAGTTTGCAAAAAAAGCATCTGCTATTTCTTTACATTGAGAATATGAATATTTAGTTATAAGTTCATTAGTATATATATCTGTATAAATTCCTTGATTTAATTTTAAAGCTTTCCCAGTTTCAGGACTATAATAATATTCATTAGGTGAATCTATACTACTACCAACAAATATATATATTATTTTCCCGTTTATTGTAGTTGATTCAAAATACTTTATTTCTTCATTCACATACTTATTTATGCTAACTTTTGCTGTTGCTAATTCTCCTGGATATTGAGTAGTTGTTTTTGAATTATCCCACGATCCATTACCATTCATATAATACCATTTATTAGAATCATATACCCAACCTGTTTTCATTTGACCATAAGAATCAAAATAATACCAAATATTATTAATAATTTTCCATCCAGTTACTTTATTAATCCCTTCAGTATAGCTCCATTTATCTTCTAATTGTCTCCATTCTGCATTAACCCCTACTGGAATAGCTACTAATGATGTTATTATCATTAAACTAGCAATTAAACTTTTTATTTTTTTCATAATTACCCCTCCTATATTTTTATTGTATAATACATGAAAATATTGTCAATGATAAGCCACTAATCTTTTATATTCATTTTTTATGTATAATATAAACATATTCTATTTATATAAAAAATATTTACTAAAAAGAAAGGGCAGTATGTAGACTGATTTCTACATACTGCCCTTAAAGTTTTCTAATTTTATGCATGTAATTTAACCACACATATTATATCATAAATATTTAATTTTTATATATTTCCAGCATAATCTCCATCTAAAAACATAGCTGCTTCTTTAGTTCGTCTGCTATATAAACCTTCTATCCTTCTTCCACCACCATTACTCCAAGCAATAAAATTAGCTGTAATTGTATCTTTATCTATTATTCCATTACATACATTTCTATATAATGTTGAACCTAAAAGTCCTGATGTTCCACAATTGTATGCAAAGCTTACCAATGCATCAAATTCATGTTGTTTTAAATTTACATTCTTAGACTCTAAATCTTTCTTTATAGGTGGAGCATACTTCTTATTAATCCATTCCTTTAGCATAGATGTTGCCTGTCCTTCTGTTACATATTCCAATCCTTCTATTTCTTTCCCTGTCATTCCATAGCCAAGAGTTTTAACTCCTACGCAATCGTAGTAAGGTTTGGAGAAATAGCCTTCCCAACTCTTAATAAACTCTATACATTTAGCACTTACTAAACTATCTTCTATCCATGCACCTGTGGAATCAAAGTTATATTCTTTACCATCTATAAGAGCTGTACGATTTCCATACATTTCTCCTTTATAGCCTGTACTGTTAGGCTCTAAGTAATACCACTTATCTTTATCTTTTAACCACCCTGTTTTCATAGCTCCATTAGAGTCTAAGTAATACCATCTACCATCTTTATCTTTCATCCATCCTGTTTGCATTACACCTTCATCATTTAAATAGTACCAAGTTCCATTACCTTCATACCATCCTTTTATAACTTTTCCATCTGAATCCTCAACACACCATTTCCAATTAGACATTTTACATTCCTCCTTCTCTTAAAAAAGCAATCTAAGTTATAGATTGCTTTTTACACCTTTCTTTTCTCCATCTTTAAGTTGTGCTAGTGCATCTAATAATTTTTCTGGAACTGGTGCACCAAGTGCTGCACAATTTTCTATTAAACTTAATCCCTCATTTGCTATATAAAAATAAGCAACGGTAGTTCTAAAAATCCACTCTCCAGTATTCATAAGTCTATCTAAACATACAGCCACAATAAGAACTATAAGTATAACTGCTTTTCTTGCGATACCACGCAATCCTATATCACTAGACAATTCTTTATTTACATACCCTCTTAGCACTCCTGTTCCATAATCAAGTAGCATAAATATTATTAAAATAATTAATGCCATATCCCATGCTCCAAACAACCAAGTAAATCCTGTTCCTATTATTGCCACTAGATAACGTAATACATTTAAAATTTTTTCCATTATTAATCCTTCTCTCTATAAAATTAAGCAATAAAAAAACACCTTAATGGTGCTAATCTATTGCCTGATATTTAATTTATTCTATATTCCTATTGCGAACTAAATTACAGGTGTAATTAATACTGTAAATTCTGAATATTGCTCTGTAGTAATCTTATTTCCTGCAAGGAAAATATCCATAGTTTCTTGAATACTCTTAAACTCCTTAACTTCATTTTTAAACTCTGCATTAATTCTGTTCTTTAAAATTCTTCCTAATAATTCTTGCATTTTTGTCATTTTACATTCCTCCATTTTCTACAACTTTATTTTTTTCTGTTTCTAAAATAGTTTTTTCTACATTAGTAACAGTAGTTTCATCTGTATTATCTAAGTATGTTTTTATATCATCTACTCTTGTATTTTTATCTCTTACAATTACTTTACTGTTTTCTGTATCTACAGAAACTACTTCTTTACCGTTCTCTATATCTGCAACTAAACAATTATAATTATCTTCTATACTAGTTCCAGACGTAGAAAAAATAATTTTTCCCAAAGAATTATATATTACTAAAGTTTTCATTTTTTCTATTCCTCCTACTCTCCCCACGCATTAAATGGAAAATTTCCTGTACTTACACTGCTTGATATTGATAGAATCTTTTTTGTAGAATCATAATATATTCCACTTACAGAATTTGAAGATTGAAAAGGATAAAAGCTTCCTCCTACTTTTGTTATACATACATATGGATATTGTGAATATGATGAATTAGGTTGATCTACTGTTATTGATCCAGCATTAAAATTTAGAAATATTTCATCTCTAGTACCATTAGTATGATTTATAACTCCTTCCAAGAAATTTTTTCCACCCATACCTTGAATACTTATATTAGCTATTTTAGAAACTAAACTAGCCAAAGCTTCGTTTCCACTAGCACTTACACCTTTGCTATTAAGATTACTAGCTGTTGTATTCTTATCTGTTTGTATTCTATTGGCTATCTCTGCATGTGTATTACTTCCTGTAACATTTCCAACCTTGCCAGCAATAGCATTCTTACCATTACTGGCAAATGTAAAAAGTTCCTGCATTCCAGCCTGTACATTCTTTGCAGACATACCATTAATTGTAGCAAGATTAACCTTACTTGCACTCAAGTCTATATTAGCTACTGTATTTTTTAAATCCTCTAACTCTGTCTTACTTGCCTTATTGTTCGCAATATCTTTCAATTGGGCGGTTATATCTGTTCTTAATTGTTCTACTTCACCTTTTTTAGCAAAGATAATAGTTGGATCTACTTTAAGTTCTACTGTATCTGTATTGACTACACATAAAATTAAATCTAGTAATAATTCTTTAGTAGAACCATCTGCTATTACAGGCTTATAGGTTTCAGCACATTTACAAATTCCTATAAGATTATTTTCATCATCAAAAGCACCATATTCTCTTATAGTAAATCCTCCAACTGTACTTGGAATCATAACTTCTATGTGAATCCAGTTTGGATTTTTTTCATCAACTGTAACATGATTTATATTTCCTTCCCAAACAACATTTTTTAAATCTGTTTGGCCTTCTGTTGGCTCGTAATATGCTCCTCCTCCATCTCCTATCTTCATTTTTGCAAAGTTTATTTTAGTACCTAAACCTATAGAATTAGCAACTTTAGCTTTTCCTATATTGGTTAATATGCTATAAAATTTTTCTGCCACTATAATCCCTCCTCTACTGGATATGTTCTAATGTTTTCGAAACTTTTAGGTTGCATAAGTGGAATTTTAACATCTACCTTATTAATTAAATCGTTAGGAGTCCATGGAAATGTTTTTATTGTTTCTCCTTGAAGTCCAAACATTACTACTCTAAAATCTGTTTCTGTAATTGCTCTTAAAATGTAATTAACACCCAAGTGTGACGGTTTTACTTCTCTTATAGAATCATATAAAGTATCAAAGCCGCTTGGAAATCCACTATGACTAAGTAAATCTATTTCAAAATAATACTCTGGATTATGTTCTATAACCTCAACATCTTCAACAAAGCTTTTACATATATTCTTAATCGCTTCTATGGTAGTTGTTCCTTGACCTTTTAATTTTGCTAAAATCCTACTTCTTCTAATGGCATAACTATAATTTATATTATTCTGTATTCCTAATTCCTTTTCCCAAGTATCTAATCCCCAAGTTGCAGTTTCAATAAAACATTGATTAATTAAATTTTGTATATCTTCATTAGTAGAATCTACTTGCTTTTGCTGTTCTTCATAGACTTTAGATAAAATCTTATCACCACTCAAAAAAGATGGTACATAATCTTTAAGTTGCATTACATACCACCTCTCCTAAAACAGCTATTTGATTGTCATTTACAGTTACATTAGTAGCGCTACTATTAATGGTTAAATTATTATAATCTTCAACACCATCTGAACTAAGTATTAAAGCTCCTATTTTAGCAATACTTATATAATTAATATTTAAAGCTACTTTCTTTAAATACTCTTCTATAGAACTTTTTATATTTTCCTTAATCTTATCTAATGTAATTTCTTTAGAATTATAAATTAAACTTACAGATATATTTAAAAGTAATTCTTCTACAGAAACTACAGTTACAGTTGCTCCTATAGGTCTATTTTCTTCAATATGCTTTGCTACCTTATCTATCAGCTCTTTACTGGCAGCTCTTTTATTACTATTTGAAATAACACATTTTACAGTACCATTACCATTCCAAAGTGGATATACTTTTGCACTTCCGCACCCCTCTGTTTCTAAACACCATTGTTTATAGTGGTAGTCATTCCCGCTAGTGGCTGGAGTCTGTACCTTTAGTAAATATCTATTATATAAATCTTCATCACTCTCAATGTCATAACCATTAGTTACAGCTTCTTTATTGGTAATACTAGTTATCCCATTATATTTTATTGGCAAATAATTTATTTCATTAACTTTTGCATTGTATTTGCTACCAGGCTTTTCTGCTCTTATAATAACTTCTCCATATCCATCTTGATCTAATACTAAATCATTTTGAGTTATATATAATCTGTTATCTTTAATTCCTGCAATACTATTTGCCTTTAAATTTGCATTTGGAGAACCATTTACATCAATTTTAGTACTGGCATAAGTTGGTTGCTTTCTTTCTATTCCAACTTCTTTTATTCTCATTTCTAGATAATTAGAATATCCACTTTCTAAAGCAGAACTAGCAAATACTTTTTTTGTAGCTTCATCTAAATCTAATAAAGCAGTTGATAATTTAATACATACTGGCATACAAGAGTTATAAATCAAACTTCCTTCATTTGTGTCAGTTTCTGTATATCCTAAGAACATTTCTTCATATATATCCTCAGCGCTTCTATAATAAGCCATCAAATCGCCTCCTAATCTATATCTACATAAAAGCTATCATCTTTATTTCCATAGATACTTTCTATAGTATAATTTATCTTATAACAGCTTTTTTCCAATTCAGTTGAAAAATTATTTATTCCAGTTACATAAATTCCATCCACTAAACAATCATGAAGCATTTGATATGCATAAATATCACCATTACTTTTACTTTTTCCTATAAGTTTATGAAGTTGACTTCCAAAATTCTTACTATAAATTAAGTAACCGTCTCCTGTAAAAGGATCTAATTTCTTGGTGTATATCGTTCTCCATGCCTGTACTATCACTGCATCTAAACCTTCTACGATAATTGCTTTTTTATTTTCATCAAGTAATATTTCTCCTGTATCAAGATTTATTGCATAATCCTTTAATAATTTAATTTCTTTTTTCTTTGTTCTATTCATTGCTTTATTACTATAAAAATCTTCCGGGAAAAAACTCATTATCCAATCACCCCTAACACACAATATTTTTGATATGTTTTTCCACTCTCATCATATCCAATTCCATAGCAAGCAACATTTGAACCAAGTTTTAACTTTGAATGGTGCTGAATAATTGAAATTGTATGACTATGTTCATTATTTATACTAGTTTTTATATTTACCTCTTCATCCCATGCCAGCAAATAAGGATTTATATATAAATTGTTTCTATATAAAGGAAGACCCTCCAGTTCTATAACTAAAGGGTCTAATGAAGTTACTTTTCCAACTTCAAAAGGTTCATCAATCATATTCTTTTTTTGTTGATTATCTATAACATTCCAAAATTCATCAAATGATGAAGCCATCATATCATCCCCTTTTACTTTAATGCATTTTTAGTTTTTAATATATTGTAGGCCTTTAATACTTTTGAAGCATAATATTTCTTTTCGTTTGGATCCCAGTCTGAATTATTTGCCTTCACATAACTATATAGTGCATCTCCTAATTGCTTAACTGTTACAGTTGATGTATTATATCCATTTTGCTTACAAGAATTAAGAACAGTACCTTCACCACTGTTATAAGCAGAAAATATTACATGAGGTTGAATTCCTACAGCACTCATTTTTTGCTTATACTCTTTTAATCCTTGCTCTATATTAGTAGCCGAATCAGACGATCCACCTTCAACTTGCATTAAACCATGATAAGTGTTTCCACAATAAGGATTCCCTTCACTTTCTATTGCAATAATTGCAGCAGTAACATAAGCATCTATTTTATATGCATTAGATTTATTTATAATAATATCTTTAAAATTATATTTACTCATATTAGAAATAAATGTATTGCAATTACCTTCAACAGCAGTTAAATTACCCACATATTCGTCTGGAACACCTTCAATATTAATGTCTGCATATCCAGTTTTACTTGCTGGTATTACTCTTTTAACAGAATAAATATCTGTTCTTGTAACATCTACAGTTTTTACTACATCTCCAGTTCTTGGGGCATGAAGCATTTTATTATCACCAATATAAACACTAACATGAGCTGGTGCTTGATAACTACCATTACCAATCCAAAATAATAAATCTCCTGGTTCCCAACTCTCTTTACTATTTTTATCAACCTCAGTTCCTTGTTTACATTGCTCATAAGTAGTCCAACCAAGTGTTAGTCCTAATTCTGCTTTGTATTGATTATAACAATATTCTACTAGGCCACTACAATCGAATGTATCTGCTCCATGTGCACCCCAAACATACGATTTGCCTTCTTGTTGTTTTAAAACAGAATAAATTTTTTCCCATAAAGCAGAACTTGAAGCTGAATTTCCTTCTTCATCTTCATCCTCATATAAATCTGTCCATTCCATTTCATCCATAACACGTGATGGTGTTAATGTAAGTTTGCTTATAAATAAATTATTAGCTTTCCATTTATGTTCTACTTCTTTAATATACATAAAACAATCTTCATATCCTTTTAAAAATTGCGCAACTAAATGAACTCCAAAACCTACTCTATAGTCTATATTGCCTATACATTCTACTTCTATAGTTTCTTTAGGTTTGCAGTTCTCATTTAATAATCTTTTTGCTTTTAAAGTGGGATCTTCTTTCTTAGATTTAAAAATAATATCCTGTATAAGTCCATATTTTTTAATAATGCCACTAGGAGCTGTTAAAGTATTATTAATTGCTTTAGCTTCTTCACCAGTTGTTTCATCTGTCAAATTCTTTAATCCTAATAATTCATTTACTTTTTTAGTTCCTAATGTTTGTGCTTTTCCAATACTCATATGTTCAAGTTCAGGAGACTTAGCCATTATTCTTCACCACCTTCATCATCATCACCTTCAGCAGATTCTCCAATTTCTATATCTACTGGATTTCCTTTACTATCAAATAATTGTACTCTTGTAATCATATCTGACATATCATTTCTATAACTTAGCGAAATCATTGTACCATCTGGATTAGGTAAAGATGGACTAGAGCATGGTCTAATTGTTTGCTTACTCCAATATCTATCACATTCCATTAAGTTTACATTTCCTGCTACATCCATAAACATATAATAGTAAGTTCCGAACTGGTTGTGAGTTTCTGTTGCTATCATCATACAGGCATCATAAGCACTTTTGTTTTTAACTAAGTGTTCTATATTTATTGATGCCCCTTCTCCATTAGGGCCACCTAAAATTCCATCTACTGAATATGGAATTTCTAAATCATTAAAGATTTTACATACAGCATCAAAAGCACTTATATTATTAAAATTATAGACAACCTTAGATTTAGTTAAATACCAGATAAAATCGTAACAAGTTAGTTCTAGTTCTTCTTTATCGGCCTTTAAATTAGAAGTTATTACTTTACCTTTAAAAATATTTCTACTGCCAACATAGATTTCTATTTTTTGCCCTGGTTCTATATAACGAGAAGGTAAATCACTATAAATTCCATAAGCTAATGTTACATCTACTTGTTGTGCTATTTTATCTAAACTACAAGTGTATTTTACATTTGTAATTAAATCATTTAAAATTCTAAAAGTACCATCATTTTCATAAATATAAACGCTTAATTCCATATGTAATATTCCTTTCTTTAAATTTAAGTATAAAAATAACACCTAGGATTTCCTAAGTGTTTAAAAATTTTTCTATTTATTTTTACGCATTTCTTCTAGTAGTTCTACTTGTTTCTCTGTATTTTCAGCTATAATAGCAATACAACCAAATAAGGCTTTAACAGCTAAACCTAATATAAAAATAGAAATAGATCCAACTATCAATGCTATTGCTGTTCCTATATTTCCAGTTAAAAAAGAGCCAATCATTCCAATTATCATTACTATTGCAACAATATTAAACACAGTAGCAATATTTTCTCCTGATAATTTGGTTTTTCTTATTATGTCGTTTTTTTCAATATTATTATTGTCCATGTATATCCCCCTAAACAGTATATACTATAATTGTATATTATTAGAAAGTTTTGTCAATCATCTTATCTTATAGCTTTTTCCTGCTATAACTACAGGAGTAGTAAGATTATTTAAGCTCATTATTGTTTTATAATATTCACTGCTTCCATAAAGTTTTTTAGCCATATCCTGTATAGATTCACCTGATTCAGGATAATAAATATCGCTAGGGTAATCTGTTGTTCCATTTTCTCCAGTTTCTAAACTTATTTTTTTATATTCTTGAAATTGTAGGTCATAATATACATTTCCTATTCCATCTTTTCTACCATATTTAAAATTAGTTATTTGACAATAATAATAGTTCCCCCAAGTATTAAACATAAATACTAATGGTATTTGTTTATTTTTCCATTCTAATAATGTCGCACAATAAAAAGTATACGGATCTTCTGTACCACTAGATAAGTCAAAAGGATATTTCCATATAGAATAAGCTTTATTTTTATTATAACAAGCTTTATTACTTCTCTTTGGGAAAAAAGATGATATTGACCATTTTGCCAATTTTCTATTTATACTAATAGGTATCTCTCCATAATTCATTAATTTTAATGTTTGGCTGTCTGAACTTTCATCAAACATTAAATCAGAAGGTGATACTGGCAAAAGAATAACTCTTTCTTCTACTGGTTTAGAATTATCACTATCAACTCTTAAGCCATTCATATTTTCATAATGTTTCAATGTAGTGATTACTATTTGTGAATCATTTAGTGCATATTGTGCCATAAAATCACCTACTTTCTATTCTTTTGAGCTGCTTTTATAGAGTTCATTATCTCATCAAAATTATTAGCTTCTACTTTATGAATAGTTATATTATATTTAGCCTTATCATCATTATTTATCTCATATTTTAATTTACTTTTTTCATCATCTGATAACTTATTATTTTTATCTATTGCAGTACTTGCATTTGCATCAGTTAATAGCTTAGGACCCATCATAGGATTATCACTGTATAAAAGCCATTTAGGAATTCCAAATTTATTGTTCAACCAATTTAGATCATTTTTATTTCTTTCTTGTCTATCTTCTGCTGTCATTTTAGTTCCTTTACTTCCAAGTATTCCATAATCAGTTTTTATTCCTAAAGCATTATATACCCAATCTAATTTTCCACTAAACCAATCACCAGTAGCATCTAACCAATTTCCTTGAGCAATATCTGCTCCAACTTGAAAATCTGTAGTTTTATTTATTACTTCATTTCCAACTACTTTTTCTACTAATGAAGGTAAGTTATCTATAAGTTTATCAAGTTGCCCACTGTTAACAAAATTATTAATTAAATTAGCTAAAGCACCTCCAATTTTTGTTATAGATTCAGCTACTTTATTTATGGTATCAGGTTCTAATGCATCACTAAATGCGTTTGAAATTGATGTAAATACACTACCAAATGAATTTCCGATTGTTTCTAGACCCTTAACAGTATTTGCATCCTCTAATTTATCTTTCAAATTATCAACCATTTCAGCAACAGCAGCAAAAACCCCACCTTCTTTTGCAGTACCATTAATAGTATCAATCCCCATTATTTCGGATTTTAGATTTGCCCAAACCCCTTCTAATCTTTCTAATTTACCTTTAACTGATTTAGCATAAGTTTCAGCATAACCATTCATAGGAGATTGTTCGATATAGCTAGCGAGTAAATTAAAATATTTTTGGGGATCACCAGCTGTACCTTTTTTGCTTAATGCACCTTTAAGGGATTTGTATTCTTCAGGATTAGATTTTTTTAAACTGTCATAATGACTTTTAAGATTTTTATTATTTATTCCATACATTTGTAGCATGGCAATTCTACCTTCAATGGCTTCTTTAACTGCTAATCCTATGTGGCTTGTTTCTACTTCATCTCTAGTACCTGCTACGTCTAAAAGCTTTTCTAATTGATCTCTTGTAGGGGTTATACTCATCTGCGCTAGTTTTGATGTAATATCTATTGTATCTGTTTCACTAGCATATGTTTTTTTTGCTTCATATGTTGCATTTTGATATGCTTCTAATCCTTTTTGTTCATCACCATAAAATAAATTAAGTTTCATTCTACCGGTTTCAAAATCCATGGATTCTTCAACAGCACTTTTAACTCCATCATAACTGAATAATCCATCAGATACTTTATTGAGTATTCCAAAACCTTGTTCCATCCAATTATTCATAGTTTTCATAACTGCAATACTTGCCGTAATGCCTGCACCTATAAGACCTAGTTTCCCTATTATTCCACCAAACCCACTTTGCAAAAAGCTTTGTGCAAAATCTTTAAATCCATCAGAACCACCTGAGCCACCAGAACTAGAACCACCGCCACCATTCCATATATTATTGGATTCGTGTTCAGCCTTTGAATATGCATCTTGTATATTCATTCCCAACTTTATATATTTCTGTGCTAGTCCTTCTATTGTTTTCTCTTGATTCTGTTTAACTCTATCATTTGCTTTATTAATTGCATCAGCAACACTATCACCTTTTTGAATAAACTTTTGTGCTATTTTATCAACTTGTTGGGAAGTTTTAGTTGTATCATTTATTATTTTCTGATTACTATTAACAACACTACTAGCAAATTGTTCAAACTTAGTTTCTGATGCTAATATTCCATTTGCAAATCTTTGAAATGCACTAGTATAGTTATCCTCAATTGACAGCCTACCACCTAATATGTTTTCTGCCATATACCTCCCTCCTTATTTCTTTTTCGCATATGGGTTAGCTAATTTTCCTGTGTATTCTGCTAACGCTATGTTATTATCAGTTTCTTGTTTCTTCATCAATAGCATACTTTCTATCATAAATGTTTTTTCTAATTCAGATAAATTACATAATTCTTTTAAAGTATGTCCGTGCTGAAGATAGTGAGATATCATATAAAGTTCTATATCTATCTCTTTACCATCTTCGGACATTATTAGTTTTTTATTTCTTCACTTTCCTTCATGAACATTTCTTGTGGATCTAATTTACTTAAACCATTTAATTTATTTAAAAGCTCTGTTATTGCAAATATTTGATTTTCCCTAGGAAACAATCTTTCTACTATATTTAAAGAGTTAGTTGTGCATCCATAAGCTTCTAACAATTTGGGATCTCTTAATGAATCTATACTCATATATATCATTTTATAAGTTCCTCTTTTTGCATCTTTTTTCATTTCAGCTCTAACATCTGCTAAATCACCTTTTGAAAGAGAATGTGCTTCAAACTCTCCCTTAAGTTTTTCGCAGTGTATCATTCCTCTTTGTTCTTTTGCTTCTTCTTTTAATTCTTCTTTTTTAGATATAATATCCTCTATAGTTAATAATGCCATGTATAATCATCCTTTCAATTTAAAATTAAAAGGTAGAGCATTAAAATTTTACTCTACCAATCTTCTCCATCATCTATAATATTAGTATAATTACTATTCTCAATCATGAATCCTGCTTCAAAACTATCTTCTCCAAAATCATTTTCACTTGCTAATTTCATTAATACTGTTTTCCCTTTTATCCATGCTTTTGTTATAGCAATACTCTCTTCTTCTTCTCCATTAGGAGTATAATTTGTAGCTTCAAAATCAAAGACAAAATTTTGTAGCTTTTTAGCAGCTTCTAAAATTGCTGGTTTAAATCTGCTGTATCTTTTATTTAGTTTAAATGCTATAGTACATTTGTAACTCATTGTCACTTCTGCATCTGTAGCACTATTCATTAATGGCAAGTTCTTAGTATTAGGTTCAACGCTAATTTCACATTCTTTTAATTCAGCTAATTCAATACCATTTATTTTCATGTACCCCTTATTGGTTCTAACAACATCATAAGGATTTAATTGTTGGCTCATTCAATTCACTCCTTTCTAAGTTTCATATTGTAGACAAATATGAATGTCTTCAATACAATCCATAATTTTTAATGTAATTTTTATAAATACATAACTTCCTGTTTTAGCTTTTAAAACTTCTTCATCTTTCATTTCATCAGTATTAATGCCTTTACTTTCTAAATATTTTCTAGTAGCTTCAGCATCTAATTCAGCAAAAGATTCTTCATCATTACTTAAGTAACCTTCATTACTTAAAGTTCTTAAATAAGAGTTCAGCTCATTTATCAATGTTTTTCTATTTTTATATGAGTTTCCTATTTTGCCTAAATAGTGTGATTCAAATATTTTATTAGAATCTGATTTCACAAGATCCATAGTTTCAACAATTCTTATTTTAGATAATGCTTCTGATTGTGTATTTTCGATAACTTCAAGTGAATTTACACCTCTTGAGTAAACAATGTTAGTACCATTGTTATATAAAAATAATTCCCCATTAGATACACACTCATTGTTGTCTACTTTCACATCACAACTTTTTACATTCTTTGCAATGTGGTTTGTAACAGCTTCATTTGCGCCCAAAGTACATAATGTAGCTGCTGTTTGTATTGTATATTCTTCTGGAGAAATATCCCCTAAGTCTTTTCCAGTAAAATTTACTATCCCTTCAAAATTACTTTTATAATTGTAGAGTACAGCTTTTATTTGATAGTCTTCTTCTTTTCTTTGAGATTTAATAAAATCTGCTACCTTCTTTTTATCCTCATCTGTTTTAATTTGTGGTACTGCCAACCATCCATTTTCATTTACTTTATTAAGTAATGATAATGATTTATCTAGAGAACCAGTTAATCCACTTTCAGCGTGTCCAACAGATACTATTAATGTTTTAACTCCATAATCAGCGAAAATTGTACTTATAAGAGATTTATTCTTTTCTTCATATTTTTCAACAACTTTTTTTAATTTGGAATATTGATATACTCCTGAAGTTACAGTTGGATCATCTAGAATTAGAAAAAGCACTCCATGCTTTGCTCTAATATTGGCTGTCTCTGCTAATGCCTGTACTGTAAATTTAGTACCATGCATAGTATTACTTGTTGCCATACACATCTCTCCTTTCTAATTTTGTGCATAAAAATAAGACCAGTTATAACTAGTCCTTAATCACTAATATTTAGTTTTAATATTCCCATAAGCTTATCATAAGTTGCATCTGGAGTTTCTGGAACAGGTTCAGCTTTTCCATCATAAAAGTTTAGAGTCATCATAAAATTAAGACAATCTTCATTATAATTTATATCTTTATTAAGTATAGGTAACATCCTTGACTTAACACATATATGTTCATCAAACAATTCAGTTAAATCATCAATCATTTTTAAAGAATTTTCTTGTGTTTTAATATCTTCCACAAAGGTTATATAGATATTACAAAGTTTCTTTCTAAAATTAAAATGATTGGTGCTTTTTAGTGGTTTAATTTTAATACTAAATGTTGGAATGATTATCTCTTTTTTATTATCATCAATAAATATATTATTTTTAGGAAACCTATCTTTTAATGTTTTACATACACTATATAAAAGCTCCACATTTTCAATCATTTAAATGTATCACCTATCTTTCTTCTTAACTTTTCTGGTAATTCAGATTGTACTATGATTAAGCTATCTCTTACTGTATGCTTTCCTGGTACAAACTCTTTAACAAGCTTTTTACCAATAGAAGGAACATATTTTCCTACTTCTTGTTTATGACCGTTCTCATAAGCATCAGCATAAGGTGCTTGATTTGAGTCATATCCAACTTTAATAGAATGAATGTTATTTTCTATTTCAATTTTCCCACTAGTTGCAGATCTTCTTAAGTTTCCTGTTTTTACTGAGGTTCTAGCTTGAATTTCAGCAACACCTTCTATTGAACCTTCCATTAATGTATCATCTATAACATTATTTAATTGTTGTTTAGCGAAATTAATTTTACTTATGAACTCATTGAAACCAAAAGTACTACTCATTATTCTCAACCTCAGTTTCAATAATCTTTATATCTTCTTTAGTTTCTAGTATCATCAAATCTAAATAATCATCCCATTCAATTATTTTTTGTATAGAATAAAACTTATTTCTATAACCAATAACAGCACTTTCAGTTATTTCGCTATAAATATCAGAAAAAACTCTTTTAGTACACTCAATGTCATATCCATAATCTTTTTTACATTTCTCAGCAGAATAAGGTTGTACATCCACCAAGTAAGGTGCATTACATGCATTTATATAGCCATCACGTGTTATTTTGTGTTCATCTTCATAAGGTCTATAGGTATAAATATTTATCTCTTTATCGTAGTACATAATCACCACACCTTAAAATTAATTGGATTAGGCAATAAAGCCTTAATATCTTCTGTTATCACCCAAGCTTCAATATTATCCATAAAAGTAGTACTTCTATCACCTTGACTTTGTGATATAACTCCAACGCTTTCTTTAGTCTTTTCAATTTTTTTAGAATTTTTAATAAGCTGCTCTACTGCAAATGAATAATTAGTTAGAATATATTCATTAGTCCATTTGGAATTATTAAATACTTTAAGATATTTTTTTATAATAAAAATAGCTTTTTCTTGATCTTTATCCATAGGTGTATCACCTACTTTCTAAAATTATTTATTATAAAATTAATCAATTCATCTTTTCCTAACTTGCTATATCCTTCTAAATTATTATCTTTGCAAATATTCTTTAACTGATCCATTGTCATATTCATTAGTTCTTCTTGATTGAAGGTTTCCATATCATTATTTTCTGTTTTTTCTTCAACTATCTTAAAACCTAAAGAAACAAGCTTTTCAGCCTGTTCCTCAGTACTTACAATCTTTTGAACATTCATATTTTCAAGCTTTATCATTCAATCACTCCTATGCCTTAGCTTGCTTAATGCTTACATGTGATGCTTTAATTTTTTCATCTGTAATCCATAAATCATGATACTTTCTATAAGCAATCTTCCATGCATCAGCATCTTGATTTGATTCTGGATCAATGATTTTAGGTTTATCAGTTTTTGAAACTGCTATTGGAGCTATTCTTGGAGTAATAATCCAGTTGATATCTTTAGCATCATCAGCTGCCTTAAATCCTCCTACTTCTTGACCAGAAGTCTTACCATCATTGAACATGTATTTAGTTTTCATTCTTGCAGATGGAACTGGTAATAATGGAACTCCATCAATCGAACTTACTTCAGTAACAATATCCCCACTTGTAAATTGAACCTTTTCAAGTCTAGTTCCTTGCTCTAATAAACTTAATACAAGTCTAGAGATACAGCACACTAAATTTACATCCCCTGTAACATCTTTTATTGTATCTATTTCAGTTTTTAAAGTATTCATAATTGTTGTAGCATCTGCAGTATAACCATAACTTGCTTTATCTTTAGCCATTATCTGTTGTGCCAAAGAACTATATCTGTAAGCATCAATTTCTGGAATAACATTTTCACTTTGGAATGTACTCATTACAGCTCCAGCAGTTGATACAAAATTTGTTTCATCAACATCCATTGAATCAAGTAAAAAACTTCTTGATCTATCTTGAGTCATAGTTTTAGTTTCATATTCAAAGGTAATTGCACCACCTGCATATCCATTTGATCTGTCATAATCTCCTAATCCATTAGTAGATAGCTTAGGAATTTTAACAGTATTTCCACCTTTATAAATAACTTGTCCTGCGTTAGCTTCCATCCAATTAGAAGTAGCCGCTGCTAATATTTGTTTGTCTAATGCCTTTTGAAAAATTTGTGCATATTGTATTGTATTTGCCATGATTTAATCATCCTCTCTTTTTGTGTTTATTTTTTTAAAGACCAAAAGCCTTATATACATCCTGTTCAAGTTGTTTTGCCTTATTAGCTTCATTACTTGATGGAGTATGTTGATTATCTTTTAATCTCTTTTCAATTTCTGATTGTATAAAAGGTTTATTACCTTCAATATAAAGAGCTAAATTTGCTTTTGTAATTTCTTCATCTTCATTAACTAATAAATCAATTATTTTTGAATCAATTCCTTTATAAGATTCATCACTCTTTATTCTTGATTTTTGATCACTTAATTTTCTTTGCTTTTCTGATTCATTAAGTCTTTGTTCCATTTCTTCAAGCTTTAGTTGCTCTGGAGTTTTACTTGGGTTTCTCTTTAATAATTCAGCTTCAACCATTTTATTTAAATTATTAGCCTTCCAAGTTTCTAATGCTTTTGTAAAATGTGTGTCCTTAATAGAATCTAAATAAGATTTAAATTCTGTGTCATTTTCTTTTCCTTTAAATGCATCTAAAGTTAAGCCACTACTTAAAAGTGACTTTGCAAAATCACTTTGTGATAAGACTTCATCAACTGAGCCCTCATCCTCAATATTTTCAGTAAGTTTTAATAAATCTTTCTTAAACATATTTCCTCCTTATCCCCTAGACCGTTTTAAACGCCCTAGAACATGTTTTATTTTTTAATATATAAGTTATCTACTTGTACACGAAACACGCCCACAAGCTTAAATTTGAGCATAAAAATAAGCCTTATTGCTAAGACTTTAAATAATAAAATATAACAGTAATTATTACTGCTAATATAGAACCTATAATTAAATTAATAATACTTTGTATTATTTTTCATTTCTTCCTAATACATTTCTTTCAATTCTATCTTCTACTCTTCTGTTCATCCACATTAAAGCTTCTTCGATATGAGTCAATGCACATGCATTTTCCCTACTGGAGAATGGTCCGGCTTGGAATGACTTTAATCTATCTCTTACTATTTCTAATAAATCTTCATTTGTTGCACCATGTTGACTACCTTCTACATTTCTAGGACCTTTTTGAAATGTTATTACCTGTTCTTTGGGTACTTGTAATCCCTTATCAGACATTATTCCATATTCATGACTAGCTCCACCAGGACCTGCTTCATCACAGGCAAATACTCTATTTAATTTTTCTCTCTTTTGGATTGTGTTTAATTCTTTCATCTTTCAATTCCTCCTAAAATAAAATTTTAATTCCAACTGTAATTAAAAGTCCCATTATAGTTAAATAAGCAAACATCATTAATATAAAACCTATTTTAAAAACTTTTTCAAACATTAGAATCCTCCTTGTTAAAAATAAGTAATTATCTAGGTCTATTCATTATTGTGTATAATTTCTTTTTTCTTCTTGAAAAACATATACACTTACCAAATAAATTAATTTGTAACCATGCTTCTGCATATTTTATTCCATCTTCAATATAAGTTGTAATATAGTGATGCATAATATTTTCCTCCTATTAATTTTAAGTCGAGAACATTATATGAGATATTGGATCACATATCCTTTCTTTGCTAAAAGATTCAAGTTTTCCTGTAAATTCTTTCATAACTTCATCTATATCTACATGCACATTAGTATTAAAAGTTATATTAAAATCCTGTTCTTTAGTTGACTTATTGTTGTAATTATCATTATTAATAATTCTAACCTCTGCAACTTCTAATGGATTTATTATTGTATACTTATTTAAAACTACAAGATCATCATGACTTAAATGTAATTGTACATAAACATCTTGTATATCTTTAGCTTTATCCATTTCTTGAATATAGGTATTTCCACTTTTCATTAATATTTGTACTTTCATATCATCCCTCCTTAAATTTTTGCATAATAAAAGCGCCTACTATTTAAGTAAGTGCTTCATGTTTTTCCTGCCATTCTTTATACGTTTGCCAAGATATATTTTGTTTTGTAATATTATCTATTCTCATTTTTGGTCGCCAATCAGCAACAGGAATATTGACATAGGTGCAATGGCAAAAACAATGTTGAGGTAAAAAAACAGGTTTCTTGTCTACTGGATAATCTTTGCCATCATATTGGCCACAATTGCCACAAGTGTTATGACATAAAGTAGCCATATAAAGAACTCTTTTTATGTTATGTTCTTCTCTCCAAATATCATTCATACCCTCTTGAACTCTAGCGACATTATCTTGTACTAATCTCTTAGTATTATATGCATTAGAGTTATACTTCTTCTTGATTTTAGCTTCTATCTCATTAACAGATGTTTTACCATTAAGGAAATCTTCTATTTCTAGTTTTAAATCTTTTTGAAGGTCATTTTTATTATCCCATAGCCTATCACTCCATAGCTTATTATCCACTTTAGTATTAATTACACTATTTAGAGTTTCATCATCTACAGGCTTAATATCCCAACTAATATTCATTCCTATATCATGTAGATAGTTGTTGGTGTTATATTTTTCTTTACCTATATATTTTAAAATTTCATTAGTTAAATTAGTTTCATTAATAAGTTCATCTTGAATCTTATCTTTAATAACCTTGCTTAACTTCTCTTTTAATTTCTTCTTTTCAATACTTCCAATAGATAATGAACTATCAGAAACATTATAAGATAATACTACTTTTCCTATTTCTTTAAAAATATCATCTCTATTACTTAATTGCTGTTTAAAAGCTTCCTTTAATTGTTCATCAGCTTTATTATATAATTCTTCAGTAAACTCTAATTGCTTATCAATATAAAGTTGTTGTTCTTTAAGTTTCTTACTCATTTGCACCAACTACCTTATCTAAATCTAATTCATTTTTTAAATCTTCTTGTCGTTCTTTTTTAACTTTTTCACCTTCAGTAACTGGATTGCTAATACGAGGCAACCATGATCTTAAAGTTTCATTTGAAACAAGTCCTTGCGGAAGTTGAGAAATTATTTGAGCTATAGTTGCTTCATCAACCGGAACCTTAGGAGTATATTCTATATGAATTAATTTAGAATCATAATTATCACCTTTAATGGTCCATAAATATTTAAATAAACATCTTAGCCTAGTTCTTATAATATTTGTCATAGCTTTTTCATTCATAGAGCATTTAGCTTCTAGATTTTGAAGTCTACTTCTAAGGGCCATCCCACTAAGATTACTAACCATTTTTTCATTAGAGTCTATATGAGAAGTTAATGTATATATTAAATCTTTAACATCATCCCTGGTATTTTTTATAAAAGTATCATTAATATTTTTAATCAACCATTCTGCATCTTCAACTTTCTTATCTCCAAAAAACAATACAGAATTACCTCTAATAACAGGCTGCTTTTGTTTAGGATTGCCATTATCATCTAAAACAACATTTCCATCCTGGTCTGTCTCATCTTCAGTTTCAATTCCATATAGTTTTAATATTGCATTTCTAAAATCACTTATTTCTGACACCATATCACTTAAATTAGTTTCAAAAGCATCTTGTAAAGTCTTTATAGTCCTATAGATAGTCTTATCACCCTCTATATATCCATTCTTTTCAGTGTAAGCTTTTCCACCAACCTTACCAATTCCAACTGGTACTATTCCGAATGGATGTGATTTAGAGTTTTCAACCTCTACAAAATTAGAATCAAAATAATATGTCATTTCATCAGTATAAACATCTATATATTCCTTATCATTAAACTGATTTGAGTGTATATGTAAGAAATATTTTAATTTATCACCTTTGAAATATGTGTAACCATCTAATGGAGTGATTATTTTGTTTTTAAATTCTAAATTTTCATCTAAATAAGAAAGTTCATAACCTAGACCATACTTTATTAATTCTATTGCCAAATTCAAATCATGATCGGCCACATTATTTTTAAGATAATAATTTATATCTTTAGGTACTTGAGGATTATTATCTTTATAAGTATAAGTAATATTATTGCCAAAGCTATATTGTGCTTCTTCGTCTACTAATTTTTGTATGAAATTAGTAAATACTTTAAGATTACTTCTACCTTTCATAGGCTTAAATTTACTAAGACTATCGGTATTTCCGTAATAGTAAGCATTTATTTTATCATAGTAATCATAATTGCTTTTATAATCTAGATAGCACCTTTTAATTATTTCTAATTCCTTATCATCCATAATCACAAACCTCCTTATCCATAGATTTCATCAATTGAGCCAATTTTTAATTTTCTTCTTACTTTAATAGTCTTTATCTTATTTTCAAGTTCTGCTAAATTATCAGGTGCATCATCATGAACTGAATATAATTGACCTTGAAATCCTTCTATCTCTTCTATAGCCTCTTTACTATCTTCACAATCAGATACAATAATAATTTGACCATTATTAACAGCATCAACTATTGTACTAATCTTTTCATCTTTATTTTTCTTCTGCATTTCATTAATCCACTCATATTTTTTACCTTTAAGTATTTCACTTACAGCAATTAATTCTTTAATTTTAATTACATCAGCGCCTTGATAAGTGTTTTTTTCAACATTAATATGAGTAGCATCTAAATTTCTTTCAAGCACTTCAACAACTTTCTCACAATATTGATTAAATGTCATTTTTCTATGCACTATATCTCTTATATAAGTAAAATCATTAGTTGCTTTACTACCAACCATAATATTTGTGCTATCTGATTTTTTATTAGTAGTACTTGCTGGATCCACACTAAGCATAGTCTTAGTAAAATCATGCCGCTCAATTTCTTCTTTAGTTTGAGTTCTAACACTCTTAAACCACTTTTCTCCTATGGAACTTGCATCATTCATAAGCTCGCTCATAAAAGCAACTCTATTTTCCCAATACTTAACAGCCAAATCATTAAAACAATCCCATTTCTCAGGCCACCATACTTGAAATTGCATTTCTTCTTTGTGGTCCTCATAGAATTGCTTTGCTTTAGCTTTTCTTTCATCTTTATTAAGCTTTTCATCAAAATAAATATCATGGCATTGTAACCATAAACCCGGTTTAAATTCATCTTCAACGGTTTCTCCATATTCAAAAATATCCTCTACGGTTTGCCCTGGCTCTAATATTATTGCACGCCTTAAAATAGTAAAATAATCATTATTTCTACTCAATCGGCTCATAAGACAATCAATATGAAGCACAGTACCAATTGCTATTACTTTAGTAGCAGATTTTATCTTTTTACCATTTCTAAATACAGCTTTATCTCCAACTTCTTCAATTTCCTTGGTCCATTTAGAATACTGTTTATCCCTTGCAGCATCAGTTAAAATATTTTTTTCATCCTGAAAGTCATCACCAATAAATACAGTAGGTCTTATTCCCCCCCAGTTAGCACCTCTGACAGAAGTTCCAGAACCCACAGTTTTAATATAAGTTCCATTAGTAAACTCAACTTCATTTGCATTAACAGTAAATTTTTTAGCATTTATTAATTTACCAAAGCATTTAATTATTTTTTTATTCTCATTAAATACTTTCTTAATAGAATCAAGGAACTGAGTTGCATCAGTATCAGTTTTAGCACCTAATAAAGTAAATAAAGATTTCTTATAGCAATGTAGCCAAACAGATACTACCATATTAAAGATAGTTGTCTTAGCAAATCCTCTAGGTTCAATAATAGCAGCCTTATCATGCTTATCTTTTATAAATATATCATTTGCTATATCCCAAAGCTCGTAATGTCCTTTAGATAGTTGTCTAGCTACATTAGAATCTTTTACAACAAAAGTATCGCTCATAAAATACAGACAGAAAAATTCAATATCTATTTCACCTAATGCTCTTGCAAGTTCATCTAAATCACTATTATTAGCTTCTAAGAGTGCTTTAGATGTTTTACTATTATAATGTTTAGTGAGGTACTTGTTTAACAGATATACCTCATATTTAAGCTCTGTATCAAATTTTAAATTGTCAAAGTATATCATGTTATTCCTCCTTTTAGGCAAAATAAAAAGACTAGCTTTTGCTAATCATTAATTCTTTTTCATTACAATACACCCACTGTAATGGTGTGCCATCTGCAAGAGTTCCACAATATTTAGCTATACCAATAGCGCAATGAGATATATTACTTTTGGCTTTTATTCCATAATATCTAGCTGCTTCACTAATTGAATTGAACTTTTTTCCTGTTGTAGAACATATAATTTTCTTTTTCCCATTTCCAGAGTTATTTTGTCTATACTTTCTTATTTTGTTGTTATGATTTCCATGGTTTATATTTTCTTTTGAACTAGTCCATTCTAAATTGCTAAATCTATTGTCATCTTTAATTTCATTTATATGGTTAACTTGTAATGTATCCATATTATCTACTGGATTAAAGTTTTCTAATACTAATCTGTGTATTGTATATGTATATCTCTTACTGTTTTTGCTTAAATTTATCTTTACATATCCATGAGGATTATGTCTACTTTTCCTTATAGTGTTAGTTGAAATACTTAAAACTCTACCATAATTAGATATTTTATATATTCCTTCAAATCCGCTTATATCTTTCCATTCTTCTAACATCCAATTCTATCCCTTCTATATAAAATTAAACAATAAAAAAGATAGGTTGGAATCTTTTTATTCCAAATCCTATCTTATAAAAAAGTCTTTTTTAATTATCATTAGTCATCTCCAAGCTTAAAAATTACTACAAAATTTTATAGAGGTTAGTGACGCCTTTTTAAGCAATTTATATTTAGAATGGCACCCTACCCCATCAATAATGTGCTATAATATCAATATCAATCAATTAAAATGCTAGGAAATAATATTTTATATTTATACACAAAACAATGCATGTTATATTATTTATGCACTAATTATTCACATGTTTTATACATTTCTTTATGCAAAATACTTATGATCACTGTAACCCAAGTATTTAAGCCATTCTTTAATTTTTAAGATTATACATTTATTTCGGGAAACGGTGATTTTACGAAATAGTTTTAAGCATTTTACGAAATTCTTTATTATCACCTTGGGAAATAATCTATTTAGCTTTATCTTTAGGCAACTCAATAACATTATCCTTTTGTACTTGCTCTAGCATATCAGTTATGCTTACTTTTTCTTTAATATTATCACCTGTACTAGATTGCTCTATCTTTGTTGTAGGCTTGCCATAAACAGTTTCCCATAAAAATGTTAATGCATTAAGCTTAACGTTGTCTGATGGACTATTAAAGGCAATCTCTTCGATTTTATCAAGGTATGTGTCTGTTTTACCTATTATTTTGTTTTGAGCTGCATTTTTTATCTCTTGTCTGCATTTGTCAAGCTCTACCTTAAATATCTTATCTTCTAACCAATTATAAATTGATTGTCTATTGCAAGGAACCATTTCAGCTATTTCAGTATACTTATAGCCTTTTATTAATAATTCAATGCACTTATAATGTTTCTCTGATAGCTGCATATAATCACCTCACTTTCTTCTATACACATTAGACAGTATTTTGTTATGTGTATAAGTAGTTTATATGTATTTCTGCTTATCTATTAGATTCATAGACAAACTTTAAATACTTTCTAATATAATTAATCATCTAATTTAATACCTTCTTATATAAGCTAATAAGCATATTAAAAAGACACCTATAAATTAATATAGATGTCTTAAATATAAGAGGGGCATTTGATTTATCTTTAGTACCTGTAGAAAGTGGTTAATTAATTCTTTCTACAATACCATTATATTACCTGTAAAGCCTTGAAAACAGTAATGTTACAATAAAATAATAATATTATAATAATAAGATAATAAAGCTATAATAATAATTAATTAAAGAATATAATCTGATAGCTTACCTATTACTTTCTTTCTTACCTTAATACAATTATCTACTGATTGATTTAAGTCTTGTGCAATACTTGTCCAGCTTCTAGTTGGTTTACTAAAATATCTAAGTTCAACAAGTTTTCTTTCATCATCTTCTAATAGATCTAAAGTTGTAGTTATTAATTCTTTTTCTATAATCCCTCTTTCTTTATCTTTTTTAAGTTGTTCTATCTTATCTCTAATATGTTCATCACGTTTAATTACTTCACTTTCTACACTAGAATGAAAAGCATTAGTTGGAGAACTCTTTTCTTCATAACTTATCGCTTTAATAGATACATCATTTAGAAGTTGCTTTATTTTTATATCTGCTAATTGATTAAGCTTATCTATATCTTTAAATTTATATAAATGATATTCTGTTTTCTTAAATCTATCTTCCATTTCTTACCTCCTGAATCTTTTGTATATCTATAAGTAAATCTTTCTTTTCTGATTTTAATCTATTAACTGTATTCCAATCTTTTCTTTTTACTGCTTTTTTAATCTGTAAATCTATTTCTTTTAATCTATCTTTCTTAATTTCTAATGCATCAAATTTCAATAAATTCACCTCTTTTTTATTCTGTAACAAAAACAAGTATATTTTGTAACAAAACTAAAATGCACTTTGTTACAGCTACAACCATTGATATTACTAGCTTTAAGCTACTTTGTAACAATGTAACAAAAAAATAAAACTTATGTGCGTAACTCTATATAATATAGAGAATATATATTTTTCTTATATTATATATATTATATTTATATTATTGTTACAAATTATATTATATATATAAAGAAAGGCATAACCATGCGGGTTTGAAGGTGTAACAAAAGTTGTACCGAAAATATTTTTACAGTATTTAACAATTATCTTCGAAACGTTGGTATGACTTACTTAGAGCCTGTAACAAAAGCACTCTAAGTTTTGTTACACTTTTGTTACACGTTTGTGACAGGGATATTTGCTTCTTACTGGAGGTTTAATTTTGATTTGCTTCTTTTGAGAGTTCTATAATAGTCATAATTGAATAGTTTGCTAAATCTTTAAGCGTATCTTCAATAGATTCATCTTTTACTTGCTGTTCTGAACCTTTAGCAAGTGATTTAAGTCTATTTAACTTGTCCTCTAATCTTATGCAAGCCATCATTAGACCATATTCTTGATAAGACTTTCCAAAACTATCTCCGTAGTCTTTGTTTTTAGCTTCATAGAGCTTGTTTAAATCTTGACATATACTTTTATGTCTTTGCAATTTATTTATTGTCTATGACCTCCTTATTGGTAATTTGACAGGCTACTTTCCAATAGGCTTGGAGTAAATCATGTCCTAAATTACTGTAATCAATATCTTCATCAACTACTAAAATATATCCTTCATTAATGTAATGTATTATATCGACTTTTTTATTTATTTTATGCTCTATAAAATTTCTAAGTTGTCCTTCTGTTAGCAGCGGAAAATCACCAATATAATCTAATACAAATTGTTTTACTTCTTCTGGATCATTAATATTAATATCCTCTGACTCCTTTATATCTATCAACCATTCATAATCTATACAGCCTACTTTGTTAAATGACATATTATGAATATAGACTACTTTGTTTACTAAATCGCCTTTTGATGGTTTCCACCACTCTAAAAATACATTTTGCACCTCTACTGGTTGCTTTAAAAATTCTTCTGCACTTATATATTCCATTAACTAATCCTCCTCATTTAATTGTTTTATATAATCTTCTATCTCTTTTTTACTTCCAGTAAACTAATTTATGATAAAATCATCTAAGGAAGGTGATACAATATGGAAAACAATACAATCAATATCTTTTCTTCAATTTCTTCAATTTCTTCAATAATAACAGCTATTACTCCATTAATTATTGCTGTTATAGGTATAATTGCTCCGATTTTTGTTGCAAAATCTAATAATCAAACACAATTAAAGATAAAAAACTTTGATATGTGTTACAGAGAAAAATCTGATGTTTATCAACGTTATATCAATTCACTAAAGCTTTTAGATGAATGGGAATCTATTGATAACATGGATGACTACCCTTGTGAAGAATATCAAGAAATTCACAACTTAGCATATCTAATTGGCAATGATGAAATACGGCTTTTACTTGATAAAGTAAGCTCCAACTTTGGCAATGCTTGTATGAATATTAATGAATATCAAAACTTTAAAAAACAAATTATAAAATCAATGAGCAATGATCTTCAACAATATCGTAAATAAGCAACTAGTGCACTTTACTATTAAGTGCATTTTTGTTTTCTTCACCTTTTTGTAGTATGGTGAACCATTTAATTCTTTACTATTTTCAAAAAAGAATTACATGCTAACTGATTCATGCTTGGTTTTAAACCCTTCAACTCTTTCGGGCAACTTTGCTTCATCCATTTATCACAATGTCTGCATCTATCTAACTCAGTCATTTACATCCCTCTCTTCCTTTCATTCTTACTATTCATTTACTACACCCTTTTACAAAAACACATATTTTCTACATTTTATAAATTATTAGTATTACGAACTTATAACCTCTAATGTTTCTTTTTCTTTTTTATTGTCGTATTTCCCATAAGTTTCTAACAATGAACCCCCTAACATAAAGCCTTCTTTTTTTTCATCTTCATCATATCCCCATACTACAGTACGAATACTTTCATAACTTATTTTGGAACATCTGTAATAAACATATTTAACTGTGTCTCCTATATATATTTTCTTATTATTTATATCTTTAACACCTGTATATATTTTCTCTATTTTTATCACCCCGATTGTTCATTTAATTTACATATTGTGTACTTAGTAGTTGTAACCATCTGATACAAAATCAATTTCATCTTTTACATGGTCAACACATATTGTATCCTCAAAATCTTCTACAACTTTTCCATCAACTAATACCTTTGTATCTGCTCCACTTTCTTTTTTAATTGCTTCTAAATAATCAATTAAATCTTGTATATTTTTACTCATGTTCTACCTCACTTTCTTGAAACTCATAATCACAGTTTTCACAAACAAATACTGGTATTTTATCATCATTAAATTCAGTTAAATCATTACTTCCACAGTTTGGACAACATATTGCATCTTCATCTTCTTCTTGGAATAACGGTCTTAGTTCCAGTCCTAATAATCTATTTAAAGTGCCTTTTTCAATGAGTACATTTATATTTTTATTTATAGTTTCTTCACTTTTATATTCTTCAGATATTCCCAAAACATCTATTGGAATAGGAATATCTGATTTTCCATCTTCATACTTTTTGATTTCTTCTTCATCAAATCTATGTGCTATTCTTACATCACTTGAATATCCACTCTTGCTTTCTCTATCTCCCCACCATAAGCACCAATTATCTCCAAAACAACTATTGTGCCTATTACATAACAATAAATATTTTTTACTCATGTTCCTTCACCCTTTCTGACCATCACGAATCACTACTTATCTGATTTATTTAAAAATGATTTATAACATTCCTCGCAAATATCAATAGTATTTTTATTATCTTTATTTATCATTGTAATTTTATCTTTATTAAATATTACTTTTCCACATAGGTCACAATGTATTTTTATTATTCTGCCACATTTAGGACATCTTTCTATTTTCAATATTCTTCACCTCTTTAACTACTACAAGTTATATTGGAAATACATTATTAATAACTTTCTGTTCAAATTCACTGACTACTTCTTCTAAGTCATTGTCAATACATTCAACCATTGCACTTAATTTTAAAGTTTGTAATTTTGACTTATCATATTCATCAAACCATGCATTTGAACTAATTCCACTATCAGCAGTATCAATTCTAAATTGCCTAGAATTATTTTTAATAATATAACCTGCTTTTTTAGCTTGTTTTTTAAAATCTCTAATTTTTAAAGGTACTAAATCAGCACTTTGATAATCTTTTATATAACGGTGTATTGCATCTATAACAAGTTGAGTTCTTACATACACTTTTCCGTAATCTCCTGTTTTGGTTTCTCCTTTTTTAATAGCGTTTCTATTGCAAAAATAAATATTATCTTGCAACATTTCATTGTACAAACATAACATTTGTTCTATAACGCTTCTTGTATCTTCTCCACCGTCTAGGACTTCTTCGCGTATATTTTGTTCAATATACTTGTAATAGTCTTGTACAGGCTCTAAATCATTTTTAATTAGCACTTTATTAAGTAACTCAATGCCACATGAAATATTAACAGCAGTGTTTAATGGTCTATCCTTTAGATGGAATATTTCTCTTAACTCTGTTCTAAGGTTCTTATATTCTTCTATTGGTAAACTTAAAGCTTCTAATATAAGTGTTTTACCTAACTTTTTAAGTAAATCCTCATGGTCGCTTAACCAGTACATAGCTTCACTATTTTTCTCTGTTCTTTCATTTTTAGAAATATAAACTATACAAGAACGTGTTATATTAGCTTTTTCTTGATTAGGATAACTTTCTTCTCCTGCTATTATTAAAGGTCTGTCAAGCTTAAATTCTTTAACATTAAAGCTCTTATCACCTCTAGAAATAGTTAATCTGTCATAAGCTGTTCTGAAAATATCACTTAATTTCATGACTTTATACTTGTCCATCATAGATGGTTTAAATTCATCAAACAGTATTGGATAATTACCAGTACTAAGCATTTTTTGAATAGCAAATGGTGAAGTTGACATTGCTTTCTTTTCTTCTACAGGATAATTTAATAATGGAGCAACAACTTTTTCTAATATTGTGCTTTTACCACTACCAGATTCGCCTACTATAAGTAAATGATGTAGCTTTTCTGCAATTGCAATGTTATGCTCTACCTCTAAAAAGCTTATTGCACTTCCAATAATAGATATTGCCTTATCATAATTTACAAACTTAAATAAGTGTTTCATTAGCTCCTTAAGTTCATCTTTTTTTATTGTTTCTGTGTCCAAAATATCAATTTTAGTGTTTTCAGCAATCTTAGAATAATCAATTCCTACTGGAGATAATGAACCTGTTGCTGTAATTAATTGAAATCCATCTTCTACTGGAATAAACTTGGCACCGTTATAAATTTCTTTATTGTCTATAGCAAAATACTTATTTATCCATACTTTTAATGTTACTAGTTCCCCTACCTTACTACCTGTAAAGCTAAAGTCCATACCTAAGAAATTTCTAAAAGTCTTTAAATCATCAAATATCTTACTACTTCCTACTTTTTCGACTACTTTACCATCTATACAAGATTTAATCTTAAGTCTTATCCCTTCTACTTCTGCATCTACTTTCTCAACTTTACTTGCTTCTAAAATTTGAAAATCAGTAATATAAGATTTTGTTGGTTTGGAATCTTCATCTGCATTTTTAGAAAACTTCCATTTAAATATTCCTTTTTGGTCTTGCTGTAACTCATTTTTATCTTTTAAATCTAAACTTCTTTTAAATGCCTGTAATAACTCTTTTTTAGTGTGTCCAGCTTCTAACCAATCAGTTACATCAATGTTATTCCCCATAGCCTTTATGCTTGGTAAATTTATAATTTTAAAGCTACTAGCAACCTTTATAAAATTATATTTAATATTATCAATATACTTTTGTCCCGCTTCGCCTGTATCTCCTATAACTGCGATTTTCATAAACTCGCCTTTGATTTTGTCATAGTCTTTAAATCCTTTTATACTTGTCGCTACGTAATCTTTTTTATTAAGAGTATTATTTATCGTGTTAACATCCTTTTCGCCTTCAGAAAAAACAATAGTTTTATTCTCAGCTATTCCATTAAGTAGATTATAGTAATTGTAAGGCACTTCATCATATCCACGATTATTTATAACCTGTCCATTTTCTATATGATAGTATGGTGTTTCTTTCTTACCATCAGGCTTTAAAAACTTAACTTTAGAATATATAGGCTTGTTGTTTTCATCTACAAAAGTAAATACTCCTAAAGGCTTATAACCTTTTTTATTACCTCTAGTAACTTGATTTCTTACATATTCTTTAATAGCTTCTTGAAAATCCTCTACTGGTGACTTTTCAACTTCTAAACCTAGATATTCTCTAGCTTGGTTATATTCCATGCCTTTAAAATTCATGATAAAGTCTATTGCATCACCTACAGCACCACATCCCCAACATTTATAACGTTGCTTATTTGCATTAGGTATGAATTTAACACTCATAGAAGGTGTTTTTTCATTATGAAACGGACATTTTATATATCCTTCCCTATTGAATTTTTCTCCTGTTTCTTGCTCTATAAGTTGTTTTAAATCTATATCTTGTAATTCCTTCAATACTTTTTCACCTCCTATAAATTAAATCCATTAAGCCTTTCATTCTGTGTCATTTTCCTGCCTGTAAGTTGTTCAATTTCTATAATTAATTTACTTAAATCTCTCACAATTTCATTAAATCCCTCAAGTGGCGTTTTACCATTGAACTTTTTATTGATACATTCTGAAACTGTATGTTCCTTAAAATATTTTTCAGCATTTTTATTTCTTTCTAACTTTTCATTATATTTTTTCTTTAAAAAAGTTAATTGTTGTTTTTCCATTAAACCAACCTCTTTTTAATCTTCTGCTTATTTTTCATTCGCTTTTGATAGTTTTCCTTACCTCTATTTTCTGCATTTAGTCTAGCTGTTACTGTTTTAAATGCAGCATCTATTATTTCATCAACTGTCCTTAGCATTCTTTAACCACTCCTTAAAGGCATATTTACAGTTTGTACACTTGTCTGTACCATCAATTTCAATGATATTTTGTTTTTCAAATTCCTTGTATATATCACAATCACAGCCTTGTTTAGTACAGTTTTTACAGTTATTATCAAAGATAAGTTCTACTAGTTTAAAGTAATCTTCATTTTCTTCATAAGCCGCATCAAATTCAGATTTCCTTCTCTTAAGAATTATTTCTTTATCTCCATAAGCATCAAGTGTCATTTTGGAACCTTTAGCAGTTCTTTGGAAAGCTTTTAATGATGTGGAATTAATTCTATCTAGTACACTCATAACTCCTTTTATAACAAACGAAGCACCTCTTTTAAGATTACCTATTTCTTGTTTACTTAATAGATTGCCCTCTATAGTTCTTTCAACATCTGAAGCTAAATGAACTATTCTTACTAAGTTTTCTCTTTCTGTTGTATTGAGATAATCTTTCATCACCAAACAACTCCTTCAAGTTTTTTGAATTTCTTAGCTTTCCAATCATCAACTAAAGGCTTACTCACATAACACATCCCCTTTAGTTGCATTAACATTATTTCTACATCTGCAATTTCTTCATGTAAATTTTCAATACGTTCTTCACCTTGGCCAAGTAAAACTCTGCTTATTGCTCTTGTAAGCTCTCCTAATTCTTCCATAGTCTTAATCATTTGTGTATGTTCTCCAAAAGTTCTTATAGCCTTGTTACAAATCTCTGTTTGCTTTTCAATACTAATCATTAGCATTGTCCTCCTGGATATACCATTCACAATTCAATATTTCATAAGAACAAATAGTTCCTGCATTTTCATCAAATAAACTTCCGCGCTCTTTTGCATTACAATATTTATAAGTATGATATCTTCCAACATAGTTCTTTCTTTTATTAAATATTGTTTTGTGCTCATTGTTATAAGCTTTAATAGCTTCCATAAAGCTCACTGGCTGTTGAATTGGTATGAATTTTGCATTTAGTATAGAGTCATTTATAACAACCTCAATGTAAGCTCTATTGTCCCAAACTAATTGTTTTTTACCCACAACTTTTGCTTTAGTAATTTTAGCGTTCATGTTATATTTTTCACCATCTAAAATAACTTCAAATTCAGTTCCTACAGGCATTTCAATAGCCTGTAATATATTTAACTCTTTACTCAACTTCATCAACCTCACCCTCTAAAATAAATCCTTTATGCTTAAATAAGTTATATACATAAGCCTGTAGAGTATAATAAATCTCACTTCCCATACACTTCTTATCTACTGGAACTATTACTGTGTTATATTCAGCTTCAATTCCTTTTTTAATCCTCTGCATTAAAGTAAATGGATCATATTGACTTCTATAATTTCCATTTCTCAAATTCTCATGAAAATCCTTATCTTCTACAAAGAAAAAATACTTTATATCATGCATATTCATATGAGCTAATTCTTTCTTAAGTCTTGCTGCATCTTCCTTAAGATTACCTGCTATTTCATCAATAGAGTTTTTACGTTCAATTGCTATGTCCCTATCAAAGTAAATATCTGTTGTAAACTGTCCTATAGTACCTTTTGGTATCATAGCTGTGTAATCTCCAAAATCATTTTTAACTGTCTTATATGGAATTTTCTTTTTATTGAAAAAATCTAATATGTGTTGATTATTTTGTTCACGACTATCTACCACAACTGTCATATTATCTAAGATTTTTTTCATTTCTTTATCTGTAAATTTATATCTCAACTCTTCACCTTCTCATGTTTATTAATTTTTCTGCATACCTAAACTGTTGTTTAATATAAGAGTCAGTTACTTTTCCTCCACTTGACAACCAATCTGTTATCCTACTGTTTATATCTTTCAAAGCAACTATTGGTAACATATTGCTATGTTTCACCAATTCTTCAATACTGTTTATTTTAATCATGTTAATTCCCTCTCAACTGATTCTCTCTTGAGAATAAGAGAATTTAACTATGTTGTTAAATACTCTTATTCTATATATTTTTAAGTTCTGAATAGATAATTTGTACTATTCATTTTTATTCTATTTTCCTTTTCTTGTACTTTATCTTTTCCGAAACATGGTGCTTTACCACTTAAAACTACATCATTATCACATTTACAATCTTTATTTAATGGACACTTTTGGTTTAAGCATTTCATAAATGTTACCTCCTAGAATGGCATATCCCCATCATCTACTGGAGTTATATCTATTTCAAAATTACTACTATCGGGATTTAATAACTTATCCTTAGGTGCATCTACACCTTTTTTAATTTCTTCTACAGTTCTAAATACTTGAAACTTAGTGGCAAATTTACTTACGCCTGTATTGTTATCTAAATATTCTTCTCTACCAAATAACGCACCTACTAATTTTCCTTTAAAGCAATCTGTAAAATGTTCTCCCCATACTACTTTAAACCCATTATTACTTTTCTCTACCATATCTATAAAAGTCTTAAATCCTCTATTGGTAGCACCTTCTGCATCTAATACTAGTTGTCTTACTATTGCATTATTATTCCACTTCTTAGGCTCTCTCTTATCGTTTTTATAAGCTTCACTAAAGTAACTAGGTTGTTTATCTGTTCTGTCTGTATCTAAGTAGATAACTACCATGTCCCTTCCTGCTTTACTCTTAGTTTCTTCAACCTTCATTATCTTGCAGATATGTCCACCTGCTTCTAGTGCTGTAAATCCTGTAAATCCTTGTACTTGTTCAAAATCTTGTGGCATTAACATAATTATTTATCCTCCTTGTTTGCTTTAATACTTATTGAATGAACATCAATTTCCTTATAAAGTTCAGCTATATCTATATGGTCAATTTCCTTAGCATTAATCTTAGTTACTGTGCTCTCTACCTTTTCCTTTTCTAATCCTTGTCTTATGCTATCAGCTATCTTTACAACACCTCTAGAGCAAGTCCACTCTGTTAAATCATTCTCAAACAAAAATTGTTCAAGCTGTTCTTTTGCTCCTGTAATATAAGCTTTAATGCTCTTAGATTCCTCTCTCTTTTCTAAGATACAAGCTATTAAACTTGCTGCTCTTTCTTTGCTTATTGTATTTTCCATACTTATTTATCCTCACTTTCATTTTCTCTTATTGTATTTCCAACAAACTCAAATCTATATTTTTGCTTTTCTAATGGATATTTCTTATGATCCACCTCTGACATAAACATCTTAAGTGGTCTTACCCAAACTTTTCCACTTCCAAAAAGCTCACAATAAACTACCATATCTTCCATAGTTTCAGTATGCTTAGCCACATGAAGAACTAAGTAGTTATTGCCTTTAAAATGCTTGTACACTCCTTCTTTTATTTCTCTAACCACTTATTGTTCCTCCAACTCGTAATACTCACGAATAGTCTTATCTACTAATTTAAGGTCATTGTCCATTTCTAGTGGAAACATATCCATAGGACTTTTAGCAGTTGTATAACCATCACTTTGGGTAATGAATTTATGTTCAGTACCATCTGTAGTAGTTAATAATACTATGCTAAATAATCCTTCTAGTGTAAGTTGATTATCAATCATCTTTCCACTTGTTTTAGCTTTAATCTTTCCTGTTTCTGTAGTTTCAACATGATGCAAGAAATAAACTATTACATCATCAGGTGTACCTGTAATAATGAACTGAATAAGATTTCTAAAGTCTAATGCAATGTCTGTAAATTTTCCATAGCCTGTCTCCTTCGCTTTATCAAACATTTGAAATGCCATTAGGTACTGACTATCATCAATTACATAAGTCTTAAGTTTAGACTTTGCTAGTCCACTTATAATTTGCTTATAGCTTGCACCATTAAGTTTTGGTAACTTCTTTCTAAATGGCAACGGCTTACTTGCCACATTGAATATTCCAACTTCTCCATCTTCAAAATTTCTCATTGAAGTGCTTTTTCCACTTCCGCTCTCTCCTAATACTAATACCGGTAATCCCATTTACTTAACCTCCCAACATTTCTTATATCCTTCATCAGTTCCCTTACGAATTTCTATAATTTTGCCATAAGTATTCCCATACCTTGTATCACAATAAACCATGTGGCTTATAGACAATTCTTCATCAGAAACAAAGTCATAAAGCTTTCCATTCTTTAAGTGTTCTACTTTATAAATATTTACTTTTGGTTCTAATAAATTTTCCACTCCTTCAAGTTCATATCCACTAGGACACCAATTACTTCCTAGACTTTTTGATATTTCACAAATTCCCCTTTTAACTCCAAAAGTACATTCTTGACAACTTTGTTTATGCTCACAATAGTTTTGAACAACCTTTAATGCATTAACAACCTTTAGTTCTTCTGTTTTGTCATCTTTAAATTTTATATTTCCTTTTTCAATTGCTAATTCCCAACATTCTCTGCACTCGCCATTACAAATCTTTTTTCTTTTAAAATCCTTTAACTTGTATACACTAGGACATCCTCTCCTAGTAGTTAATTCTTTATTATCCAAAAATTCTTCCTTAGTCATTGTTTTTCTAATCTTTTCAAAATCCATTAATTCTTACCTTCCTTTCTTTCCTTTAACTCTTTTAATCTGTATAAATTTTTACTGTAAATCTACCATCAGAACTCATATTTGAATATCCTCCAAAATGTGAAAATCCATCATCACAAATCATTGATAATTCAAGTTCATTAAGTTTAATACCTTCTTTAATTTTTCCAGTATGAATACAATGTGCATATCCTGAAACGCATTTATAATCTTCGAACAAAGCATTTTCTTGACTATCATACTTATGAAAATTCTTGTATTCTCCAACACCATATTTTTCTTTTAAATTCCTATATATTTCTTGATATTTTTTTATCGTAACTTCATCTTTTTCAACATCAAAAATACATTTTAAGTTCATTACTTTTCACTCTCCTATTCTGCTTTAACTGTAATAGTTTCAGTTTCTTCAATTCTTACTCCTGGAAGTATTTCACCAGTTTCAGTATTAACTCCATCTTTGCAAATCTTTTTAAGAGCTGTTTTATCAAGTTCCTCTTTAACCCTAATAGCTTCTATTTCATTTTCCTTAACATATTCCTTAAGTGCTGCTTCATCTTCATAAAGCCACTTCTTAGACTTTCTACTGCTAACTTTTCCGTATGGTGTAGATAATTTAAATTTCTTATCTTTAGCTCTTTCTTCTACGAAATAAGAACTTATACAACCTTCAAAAAACTCTGAATCATTATCATATTGTTTTAATTGTTCTTGTTTCCAAGATTCAATTCTTGCAATTTCCTCATCTGCTACTGCTTCAATTTCTGCTTTCTTAGTTCCTATAGCTCTTAACTTCCTAAAGGCCCATGTAGCACCCTCTAAATTTTCAATTTTAAAACCTTCTCTTCTTTCCTCTTGTAAATCTTGTTTTAATAATGTGTTTTCCATAATCTAATCCTCCTTATTAACTTTTATAATTTTTATAAGTTTCAAAAGCTTTATTTTCATTTTCTCTAATTCCTCTATTACATTTTCGGAATCTAAATCTATTGAATAATTCAATATGCACTTTTCATCGTCCCACATCCAAATATCCAAAGCATTTCTCCATCCAACATAGGTAACACTTATATAGTTATCTAATTTTTTAGTATGTTTATAATCCATAGAAACTTGAATCAATTCTGAAATTTTATCCATTAAAACAACTTCCTTAATTGTTTTCTTTTTAAAGAGTTTTTTTATTATATTTTTAATCATACTTGCCTCCTAAATTTGTGATATAATGGTCTTGAAATATTAACTTTTGCTACTTCGGATACTTTGGTCGGTTCCTTAGTAGCTTTTTCTTTAATCTTGTTTATTTCCTCTTGCAGAATATCTCCAAACCTTCTGCCTTCTCTAGTTCCTCTTTCAATAACTCTATTGGTTATTTCTTTTGCTTTTTCTCTATCATCTGTAATCTTATTTATTGTTAAAATATTCCCCATCATTATCTCCTTATATCAAATACTTTCTTGATAGAACCTTTCTTACTATTCTCTTTACAATAGATACCTTATGTCTCTTCTTAAAAAGCAAGTTTACATACAAATTTACATCTTCCATGTTAATCCTCCTTAAAGTAGCTTACTTCTTAATTTAGCTAAACATTTTGGACAAATCTTAACTTTTGAATCCGGAATAATAACCAAATTATCAATCTCTTGGCAGATAAAACATCCAGGAGTATACTTTTTTAAAATTATGTTATCTCCTTCTACGTAAATTTCTAATGCATCCTTTTCAGCAATATTTAAGTTCCTTCTTAGTTCCATTGGTATTACTACCCTTCCTAACTCGTCCATTTTTCTTACAATTCCTGTTGATTTCATTTTTACATTCCTCCTAATATTTTTTATTTCCCCTAACATATGGTAAAATTATGTTGAAAGGGGGTGTTTTTATGAACAAAGACTTTAATGATTTTTTAGCAACAATCACTATGGATGACTTTGACCAGATTTCTGAGTCTGTCAATAATGCAAATATTAAAATAGGCAATCCAGCTAAGGATGTTAACGCCATGACTCTTCCAAATGGTATTGCAACTGTAAATTTTATTATGACTATACAACTTCTTGGTCGTTATCATGATTGGTTAAATAGTTAGTTGTTGATTTGGCTATAATTTCACTATCAATGTGAAAGACTATTGGTTCCTGCTCTTGAATTGGCACTTCTTGAGCAGTTCCTACTGGAATACCTATTTCATCTCTAACTAGTCTTATTTGACTATCTGTAATAACTACTGTGCAATGTGGATCATAATTCTTTTTTAAATAATCCACTACTGGTTTACATACTTCCTCTAATTTTTTTAGTTCTTCTTTTTTACTCATTGAAATTAATTCTAGGCATTGATTATATTCAGCTTCAGTCAAACTTCCTTCTTGTAATTGAGAATTTAATCCTTGCAAAACTCTTTTCTTACTTGTATTGCTTAAGTTATAAAAAGTACCATCATTTAGATATAATGTATTGTTAATTATTCGTATCATTTATATTCCTCCTTACAATTCTGTTATTATGTTGATTACTAACTTAAACAACATTCTTTTTATCTACACCATATTTAATTGCTAGTTCTTTTACTATTGCAACATAGCCTTCAACTAGTCTACTTTCTTTTTCAATCACATCTAGATAATTAGCTTGATTCCTTTTAGATACGCAAACTCCTTCATCTGCCATTCTTCTACGCATATTTGTTAGTTTGACATCTAATTTTACTTTTAATCTAATTCTCATAAGTCCATAAATTTCTCTATTAACATCACCTATAAAACTATTTCCACCTAATTTATGTGCTATCTTAACTATTATTCTTCTGCAATCTTCTCTCCAACTCATAGTGCTTGTATTAATAGCAACTACATCTCTAATTCCTTGTAGTGCTTCTTGATTTTCTTGTGTAGCAACCCTTACTGCTTGTACTTCTCCCTTAATTGCTTTCATTTCCTGTAAACTTGATATTAAAATATCTTCTATACAAACTGGTTTTAGTTCCTCAAGTTTCGCCCTCATATTAAAATATCCATCAACAAGTTTTTCATATTGCTCCCATGCAACATCATCTTCTAAGATTTTTAATAATTTTGAATATCCTCTTTCTGAAAGAATATAAATTCCGCTTGAATATCCTTTAGCTTTTAAACCTTTTGATGAATTTATTGATTGTTGAGTAAATCCAAACTCTTTTATTTGGGTATCTGTTAAACCGATACCTAGCAAATCAATTATGTCTATGCTATCTTTAAATCTTTTTCTATTGAGAGTGATCCTTTCATTTATTTCTCTTGGTTCTCTACCATGAATCAAAGCTATATCTTTAGCTAACATGGCTTTTTTACCATCACCAAATCCTCCTTCAATATCGTGAAATTTCATTCCTTCCACTTCTTTAACACCTCTTAATTTGATTTGAGATGCTTCTAAAACTTTTTTATCCATATATTCTCCTCCTTAAATTAACTCGTTATATTATTCTCCTAATCTCTTAAGCTGAAAATTACTGAATGTAATTGCTTTTGAGTTTTAGATGTGCTTGTACAATTTATTTGTTATGTGAATTTGCTTTCTTCTTTAATATTTCATAAAAATATTTGTCAGCTTCAGTCATAATTACACCTCATCCCCTTTTAATATTTCCTTATAATCAACACCTAAAGCACTTGCTAATTTTCCAATAGTATCAGTTCTAACTTTAGAACTATCATCACCGTTCAAAATCTTAGAAATTTGAGATTTTGAAATTTTAGCTTTATTAGCTAGGTCGCTATAAGTCATTTGATTTTTGATTACTAACCCCTTAAGTTTGTCTCTATCTATTGCCATGTGTTTTACCTCCCTTCCACAGTTTTAATTATAATACTTTAGTTTCATTTTTAAAACTTTCATATCATGTAATAGCATTAAATTAACTTGCAAATTCTATTATATTATTAATCATACGCATTTATTCTTATTGTTTTAATTTTTATTCCAAAAGTTTGTTTTTTAAAACTTTGTACTTATTTTATAGTATTTAGTTGAATTTTTGAAACTTTTTTAGTATAATATTATCGAGGTGAAAATAAATGAATTTTTTAGAAAGACTAAATAAATACATGGAAAATAATAATCTAAGACAAATAGATTTGGTAGAGAAGTGCAATGTAAATAAAAGTTATATAAGTGGACTTTTAAGTAATAAAAGAACACCAAACATTGAGTTTCTAACAGCATTAAGCAATATTAGTGGTAAAAGTATTAATTGGTGGCTTTACGGGGATGAAATTAGAAGTGATTTATATGCTCTTAATGAATTAATAGATTTCTTCATTTCTAAAGGCGATATAAAAGAAAATGGAGAAATGGATGAAGGGACAAGAAGCATATTACACACAATGTTAGATAAAGAAATTAGAGTTAAATTACAAAATAAAAAGGCGTAACTAATTGCTACGTCTTTTTTTTATTACTTCCCATAAATATTCATCTGCTTCAGTCACCTTTACCATCTCCTCACCATTGGAAATATTTAAACATTGCAAACATAATTTGCTTTGTCTTAAAATTATTATATACCCAAAAAGGTTGTGTATATTACAACTTTTCCCCATAATCAGACATTTGAAAAAGTGAGGTGTTAACTATATTAAGGCACAAAAGAAAAATAAAAGGTCTAAATCAATCGCAATTAGGTAGAAAGATACGAAAAAGTAAAAGTTATGTAAGTAGGCTTGAAAGAAAAGTAAAAAAATATGAGCCAAACTTGCATATGATAAAAAAATTAAGTAAAGAATTGGAATGTTGCCCTATAGAATTGTTTCTATTTTTTTCAGATATTGATTGTAAATATTTTAAGAATAATAAAAACTAATTTTTTAAAATAGCAAATATATAATAATAAATATAATGACAATAATACCGTCTTTCACTGCCATTATCAGACGATTTAGTCTGCATTATACCTACATATGCTCCTGTATAATTAAATATAAAGGAGTGTATTAAGTTGTTAGGAGATAGAATTAAATCACTTAGAAAAGAGCAAGGAATTACACAGGACCAGCTTGCAGAATATATAAATGTATCTAGATCAAGTGTAAATGGATATGAAAATGACGGTGTAGAACCTAGTTTAAGTGTTCTGGTAAAGATATCTGATAGATTTAATGTAAGTTTAGACTACCTATTGGAAAGAACTGAAGAAAAACATAATATAAATTTATTGGATGCAGATGCTAAAGAATTTTTATTAAAAATAATTGAACTTGCAAATGATTATAAAATAATAAAGAAGTAATCTACATAATTTAATATGTAAGATTACTTCTTTTGCTTCTTATTTTTTCTTATTTTTTTTCATTTTAATGTAGTTAGTACTAAATTCCTGTAAAATATTATAGTTATTAACCTCTTTATTTAAATCTGATACTAAAACATTAATATATTTTTGAGTCATGTCTAAGCTACTATGGCCTAAAATTTTTTGCAATGCCACAATATTGTTGCCATTAAGTACCCATTTTTTAGCAAATGTATGTCTAAATCTGTGTATTCCAGTAGTAGTAACACCTCTGGAATTATTATAGTGTCTTATTGCAGTCCCAAGCGAATTTCTATTTAAAGGCTTTCCCCAAATGGTGCAGAATAATATTTCGTCTTTATCTCCACCACGTTGATATAAATATTCTTTTAAAATTGTAAGAATCTGATTGTTAAGTGGAACAATTAAAGCCTTTCTATTTTTAGTATGAGTTATATTTATTGTACTAGTATCAAAATCAATATCCCCTATTTTTATATTAGCCAA